AATCATGATGGACTATCTAAAGGTAAACGAATCTACAGAGATCTTTTTGGAGAATTTAACTACTCTTTTATATATAAAGATATTAAATTTATTATGTGGAATAATAATTACCTTGAATGGGGTGAACCTGACTTTGATTGGCTAGAGCAAGAAGTACTCTCTCATTCAAGAGTTATCGTAATGTCACATCAACCTCCCTATTCTGATACTTTTAAGCCTCATCATGACGAAAGATGGAAAGAGATACGCAAACATTCTAGCTACATAGCCTCTTTGCATGGTCATGTTCATCACTACTCTTATAAGTATGAAAAAGATACTCAAACCCATATTTTTACGGTAGATAGAGTTACAGGAACACATTATACTATCGTTACAGTTGGTGAAACTGATATAACTTTACAAAACTGTACACCTCAGTGCCAGGGGAGAGATCAATGAAATCCTTAGTTATATTATTATACTTGGCCAGTTTTCTGGCATGTCGGTCCATGGATAGACCTATCTACCAACCAGATTCTTTGATTGTGCAATCAGGTTCGTATGCTGGTGCTATAGCTACAGGCGTTAGTTACAATATTGCTAATTATTATCGTCCTGAATTCCTTATAGGATATACTCCACTTTTTATTACAAAATACGACATACTTTCTTTCACAATGAAAAATACTTTATATACATCTATTAAAGATTATACACTATATGCAGGATATCAATTTTTATATCTCCCTTTCGATTCGGATGTGTTTGTAATACAACCTTCTAGGTATCCAGATGATTATTATCCTCCTACAGCAATTAGGACTGCTCCGTATCTAGGTTTGGAGTACGATAATTTTTATTTAGAATTTGCAGGTCTAGATCTCTATCTCGAAACCTACATGAGAAGTAATTTTAATATGAAGCTTCACGAGGTTGGAACCTATGGCATTGGATACAGATTCGCATACTAAGTATGTAGATACTTCAAACATCGAAGAGCAATGGCGGGAAATTAGTCATATTCTTGGATGTCTTGAGGCGTGGAATGGTTACAAGAGTCGCATTGTAGGGGGTTGTGTTAGGGATCTACACCTTGGTGTCACTCCAAAAGACATTGATATAGCTACTGCTGCAACTCCAGATCAGGTGGCAGAGGTATTCAAGCATAATAAAATTATTCCCACAGGCTTGCAACATGGCACTATAACGTTAGTTCTGAAAAATAATCAATATGAAATCACAACACTTAGAGTTGACAAGGACTGCAACGGTCGTCATGCAACTGTAGAATATACAAATTCCTTTAAAGAAGACGCCCTTCGCCGTGATTTTACTATGAACGCTATGTCTATAGATATGAACGGTAGACTATACGATTATTTTGATGGAATAGGAGATTTAGAGAATAAAATAATCAGATTTGTAGGTGATGCAAGACAAAGAATTCAAGAAGATTATCTGCGTATTATGCGGTTATTTCGATTTGCAAGTAATTACAATTTAAGCTATAGGCCAGAAGACTTGGAAGTTATAAAAGAACTTTGTCAGGGATTGCGAAATGTAAGTGCAGAGCGCATCACAGCAGAATTACTTAAAACACTAGGCAACCCTTGGACTTCAATTCATCACATAAGAAAAATGTATGATTTAGGAGTACTAAATATAGTCTTGCCAGAGTTTTCTTATGATTTTGCTGAAGAGCAAGTATCTAAGGTTTTTGTAGAAGGTATACCTGGATTTGCACCTCCACAATCGATAGATCCAATCATTTCGCTTGCCTTAATGCTACCAAACTCAACTTCTGCGGAAGATTTAGCAATTCGCATGAAACTAACTAACAGGCAAAAAAAGATCCTAAGTCTAATCTTTTCACAACAAGCTGCTCCAGCTACAAGAGCAGATGGAATTGAAATAATGGAGAGATTATTTGAATTGACTAGATCAGCTGGAAATTTAAGTGATAAAGTAAATATAGGTTATTTTCTTGATGTTCGATTAAATGGGAATGGAGTCCTAACTAAAATTGACTATCGAGGATCGTCCTACTTTGCCATCCCTTTTCAAGGCTCACACCTGCTCCAAGCTGGGATCTCTCCCGGAAAGCAAGTAGGAGAACTTTTAAAGTATTTAAAGTGGACATATCGCAACGGAATGTGGTATAATGTACCTGATATGTTGAACTGGATCAAATCTCTACAACAAGATTCCAACCTAGCAATGGCCCTAATAGATCCAGAAGAGCATCGCAGAGAGATCGCTAGAATTATAGCAAATAATAAATAAGGAGATCCTTATGTCTAATTTGGTAAGTCAGAGAATTATTGAAAAAACAAAAAACTTTATTGTATGTCAAATGAGCGATGACTCCTATGCAGCTTTATACATTGAAGATAATAAATATTATTACAATAACAAAGATCTAGCATTAGTACTAGGTAGAGTGCAGAAATTTGAAAAGGAACACAAGCATAAAGTCGAATTTGTTTCGCGTGGGGTTGAATCGCCAGACAACAATTGGGCAAAAGAGGCATTTCACAACATGACTGGTGGTCTCTTTAAGTGAAAGTTTATAACAACTACTCAGTACAAGATGTGATCTGCAACAAATGTGCACAGTCTTTAAAGCGCACTTGGGATGGCTTGACTTCTTCGGATATACACACAGATATGTATGGTGTAAAAAGTATAGAATATACAGGTGGGTACCTATCAGGACCTCATATCCGCGATATGGATCATTTAGAATTTAGTATATGTGAAAATTGTTTAGGAGACTTTGTTCAGTCTTTCAAGTTGAGTCCACGAGATTCTCTATGGAATAGAGATAGTCTACAAGCAATATTTCAAGCTCAAACCATCGCTGAACTCGCTGTCTATCTTACTGATGAGAACCTTCAAGTAAGGCAATATGCGACAGCTAGAATTGAGCATCTGCAAAAAGGAGAAGAAAAATGATATTTCCTAAGGTAAATGTTCAGGAATGGAAGCGCAAGTATAATATTCAGACTTATACTGTGAAATGTAAACGATGCGCAGCTTCAAATAGCCCAATTAAACCCTTCGTAACCTCTACTTCTATTGGTCTACTTACAGAATCGTGCTACAACTGTCATGCCCCCTTACGCTTAAGTTCTTCAGTTCCACGAACAGGAGTAGCTTCCAAGGAATGGAATGACATTATGTCTGGGATTATAGATCCAAACTTGTAAGGTGGTTTTATGTCTAAAAAAAGAATTATTGAACAAATTCTTCACAGAAGAGCAAGAAAACTTAAGTGGTACAATAATCCAGAATACTGGACAAAGAGTTTTAAAAACTTCAAATCTTTCTTCGTAAAGGATAGGCCTTGGTACAAATCCTTGGCTGAATATATTTATTTAGAAAATAGTATCTTTAATTTTTTCCATAGATATTATAGAGCTGTATATAGGTTTTTTGAGAACATAATAAGAGTTGCCAAATGGCTTCCCATTCTTTGGAGAGATAGGGATTTTGATTATGCATTTTTCTGGCCAATTCTCAGAAAAAAAATCGAAAACATGGACAAAGTCATAACCAATGGCTCTTCTGCAACGAACCTTACTGTTAAGGCTGAGCTCATGTATGTGAGAGCTCTATTGGAAAGAATAGAATCATTTGATTATTACAAGGAAGTTCAAAACAATACTCCTTCTAATTCTTCGTCTAATATTTTTGCAGATGAGAATCTTCGACAAGAAGACATAGAAAAGCTTTTCGCATTTATGGCAAAAAACCACACAAAATGGTGGGATTAAAATGGATCAATTTGCATATGATTTTTATCAAAAAATGGGGCTCGTAGAGGTTTCCTTAGAAGAAGTGAATAATCCTGATCCATATTGGTCGGGGACGTTTTCCCACATTCCTTTTGTCTTCGCTTCATCCGAAGAAATTATTCATATAGCTAAGATCTTTGCTCTTGTCTATCTTGAAGATAGTCCGGATAATAGTAAGGACAAGTATAAGACAAAAATCAAAAATGGGATATCCTTTCTTGCTCAAAATCCTGCTGAAGCGTTGCTATCAGAGCAACCTTTAATACGAGAAATCGCTTCTTTTATTTACAATAATAAGGACAAAAAATGGTCAGATACACAACAATAGCATTAATCTTTTTCTCAACTGCTATAGTAGCTAAATCTACTTCCTCCAATCAACCTTCATCTGAATTTAATACTTGGTTGAATACACAGTATCAGGCTATCAATAATCCCTTGCAGTTTGTCTGCACACAGGCTTGCGCCCAGCAGCATCTAACTTGCTCCTTTAAGTTCTATCTCGATAAGCGCAATAGGTCTTCTCAAGTTTCTGATCAACAATGCTTAGCTCTGCAACAAGCATGTATTACAAAATGTATTCAAGGATTACTTCAGTCTGGAGGAGAAACTCCTACTTCAGGAGGAGGAGGTAGTAGTGGAGGGGGAGGGAGTGGAACTCCAAGTGGCGATGATGTCGTGACTCCTCCAGATCAAGATCCTACAGACGATGAAACATCCACCCCCGGTGATCCTAATCAACCACCAGTTTTATAAAGGATGAAATTATGAAATCAGGTGATTTAGTTATGCTCCAATCAGGTGGACCAACAATGACGTTAGGTAGACCTACTCTTGAATACCAAGAAGGTAGCTCCCCGAGTGTTTCTTCTGAACTATATAGATGTCATTGGTTTGAGGACAATAGGTTATTTTCAGGTGACTTCTTCATAGAAGAATTGTCTCTTGTTAAGTTTTTTTCTCGTGGCGAAATTCAAGAAGTACTCCAGCCTCTCCTAGATAATCCCCCTTATTGAGTGAGAATAATAATGAAACCCTCATTTGCTGCTGAACTTAGTACTCTTATGATCAAATATGGTTTCGATCCTCCTCAAAAGGGTGAGATCAATTGGGAGGAGCCTGTACTTAATTTTATTAAGTATCTTGATGAACATACAATGTTAGAGGCTGATATTAATGAAATCAAGGAACTAGAAAAGATTAATGATATCACCCCTACTATCGATCTTAAGGATTGGCCAGAGTTCGTCGAACGTACTTTAGAATTGCTTTTGTTACAACGCAAGGAATTAATTTTTAAAAGAAATGTATATGTGGAAAAGCCCTTCTATCTTTATCGTTTTTGGCTACACAAACACGTACGTACAATTGATAATCTGATCGACAACGTAGATTCAGATATTAGTTATTTTAGATCTTTCTTAAAATAGGCTTAATATGATATCAGTAGAGTCTTTATTGAAGGAATGCAGAAATTCAATTTCAATTGAAAAAGCGCATCTATTGATGAATAGTATATCGTTTGACGACAACCAAGCAGTAATTGTAGAATATCTTTTAAATGAAGAACTTACTACAACCCAAAAACTTGTATTGTTAGATGGGCTCATTGGGACAGATTTTAGTCTTCGACGTTACGGAGACGAATCAGAAGAGAAAGTGAGAGCTGTAATGCTTGCGATAAATAAAGCTCAAACTATTGAAGAATTAGCTATTCATCTCACTGATGAGTCGTCTCAAGTAAGAAGTTATGCTACTGCAAAAATAGAACAACTTCAAAAAAATCCTTGAAGGAATCAAATGTCTAAGAAGAAAAATAAACATTCTCTTTTCCACCGCAAAAAAAGAAAACTAAAGTGGTATTCTAGTAGAGAGTATTGGCAACAAAATTATGCAACTTTTAAATCTTTTTTTGAAGAAGATCGTCCTTGGTATAAATCTTTAGCACAATATATTTATTTAGAAAATAGCATTTTCAATTTTTTCTATAAGCGTTACCGAATTATAGCTAACTTCTCTTATAATGTAGGTAGGGTTTATAAGTGGCTTCCCATTCTATGGAATGATCGTGATTTTGATTATGCCTTTTTGTGGCCCATTCTTCGTAAAAAAATCGAAAACATGGAAAAGGTAATATCAAATGGATCTTCAGCAACAAGACTTACAGTTAAAGCTGAACTTCTTTACGTAAGATTGCTTCTTGAGAGGATAGAAGCAGGGGATTACGATGATGAAGAAACTACAGATCAATCTTCCAATAGTATTTTTATAGAAGAACTACATCAACAAGAAGAAATAGAAAAGCTCTTTACGTTTATGGCAAAACATCACAGAAAGTGGTGGGATTAACAATGGACCAATTTGCTCATACATTTTATACAAAAATGGGGCTTATGGAGGTATCTCTTGAAGAGGTTAATAGTATTGATCCAAATTGGATAGGAAGTTTTTCTCACGTTCCTTTTCTTTATTCATCTCCAGACGAGATCCTTCACATAGCAAAAATGTTTGCTCTTGTTTATCTTCAGGACAAACCTGATAATAGTGAAGATAAATATAAGACCAAAATAAAAGAAGGCGTAGCATTTATTAATGAGAACTACACCGAAGCTCTTTTATCAGAGCAACCTTTAATACGCGAAATCGCTGCTTACGTTTATAATCATAAGGATAAAAAATAAATGATCAAATATACATCAATTTGCCTAGTACTATGTTCGAGTGCACTCACTGCTCAATCCAAGAAATCTACATCAGACTTTGATGCTTGGTTAAGTTCTCAGTATGAAGCAATTAATGATCCTGTAGAATTTGTATGTACTCAGGCTTGTACACTACAATATAGTTCATGCCTATCAAAATTTCATTTTAATAATAAAAAACCAAAAAAATTCGCAGAACTTCCCAATAGTCCTCAATGCACCTCCTTATGGGAATCTTGCAATACCAAATGTGTGCAAGGCTTAGCAAACTCTACTACAAATTCAGGTGGTTCTTCTGGTGGATCTACAGATAGTGGAGGTTCAGATGGAGGTGGATCCGGCGGCTCAAATGGCGGTGATGTAGTTACACCTCCTGATACAGATCCTACTGACGACGAAACAAACAACTCAGGTGGCTCAGATCAGCCTCCTGTTCTTTAAGAAATGCAATCGTCTAAAGTAGGAGAGAAAATGAAATTAGATAAGAAGGCAATTGAAAAGCTAGATAGTATCTGTAAAATTGCAGAATCTATGCCAAAGAAGAATAGAGATTTCTTACAAAACTGCATTAATCGTATCGTAATTTCTATAAAATCTTCTAACGAAGAAGAATTAAAAAAATCTAAAGAAGAGATGGTCAAATTCTGCGAGAAGAATCCATCAAAAGAGAGTATGTCTCTTTTGATTTGTCTTCTTATGTTTTTCAATGTACCGTCTCGTAATGTACTACGAGTTGTAAATGAAGAAGATCTTAGAAATTGATGACAAACAACTCAGGTGGCTCAGATCAGCCTCCTGTTCTTTAAGAAAGGCAAACTTAGATGTCCAAAGTATTAAGAGAATCTCTTCTATCTCAATTTGAAGAATTCATTTCCTCTATCTTAGAGAATGACAAGCAAAGGCTTTTAAATTCTTTACCTCCTTCCTCTCAACATCTCAAGAAAAGCAAGAATAAAGAAAGAAAGAGTGAAGATATTGAGGTAAAAACTTCCAACAATCATACACATACAGGCTACCGACGTAAAAAAGATGGTCGTTCAGTCATTTATGAACGAAGAGAAGCAGTAGAAAGACATCTAGCTCGTCGTAACTACACCATTCCTCATGAGAAATTGAAAGGAAGTAAGCCTCTAAAGTCAGATGGACACTTTACTGACCAGAAGTATGGTGAAGCTCAAAGCCAAGCTTGGAATGCTGTAGCTGACAATCTAAATGCATCCGTAAAAGAAAATCAAAAGAGAATTGACGAAATCTTTAAAGATTTTATAAAATAAGGAGAAAAATTATGCAAGTATCTAAGCTTAAACCAGGTGACGAAGTAAGATTAAAATCCGGTGGCCCACTTATGACTTTAGGTCGTAAATCTTACGAATACGATAAGACTATTACCTCTCTAGAGCTTTTAAGATGCCACTGGTTTGATGGAGATTTTATTCAAACAGCTGACTTTTTCGAAGAAGAATTAAATAAGCTGGAAAAGCACAAATGAATAAGGCCTTAGAATATATTTTAGATAGAATTGACAAGCTTCCTGATGATTGGTTTGGGAACCGAAACATCTTCTTTTGAAGATCTTCCTCAGATGGGGCAAAGTATGAAGAAACAATATTGTACAATGTTTGCTTTTGATGATCATCATGATGATTTGCACTGTACTCATAAATTTCTTGGTACCTTGACTCCAAATGAGGTCAAAGCTATTGAGGTAATTCTCAAACATTATTTTACAAAGAATCCATTTAAGTCTTTTAAGGTAAAGTTTGATGAAGAAAAATTCTTCGGTGAAAACGAAGATATTAGGGTTGTTGTAACGTCAGCATCTACAGATAAATTTCTACCAGACTTGCGAAAAACACTAGATCTTTTTAGAGATGATGATTTTAGCTACAATCCACACATCACTACAGATGAAAAGCTCATCAACAAACCTTTCACAAGGTACCTATTTGCGTGTGGTGACGACATTATTGCAGAATATAAAAACCAATAAGGTGATGCTTTCATGAACGAAGAAGAATTCCGAAAAGATCTAGAAGAATGGTATTCTGATATAACCGATCCAATTAGAAAAGAAAAACTGATTGAAGTCCAACTTGCAGCTAGGTTTAGTAGACCGATTGCCCCTGAAACTATAGAGTACCTTCAAAGCTTCGGACCATTTGACTATAGTGATGAGGTTATCCCAGATGACGAATCTTTTATATGGCTAGGAGAAAGAGGGAAGTTTGAATGAACACAAAAAGATTCAATATCGGCGACACAGTCATTAACACACACGACGGTCGCACAGGTACTGTGAAAGACATCTGCCTTTATTGGGACGGCGTACATGTCTTGTACGACAATGGCGAAAAGCAAGTTGTCTCCATTACGGAGCTTTATGACGCATCCTTATCTACATCTCATCTCTTTTCAAAGAAAAAAGATGTAAACAATGATATATTTGGAGTCACTATCCAAGTAGACTTTAAAGAAAAGAGGATTAAATGACCACCGTAGCAGAACTAATCAAGTTTCTAGAAACACTACCTCCAGATCTTTTAGTAGTAAGAGATTCTGGTGGTGATTGTGACGGCTTTATTGATATCATGTCTTCACCTGAAGAAGAAAGATCTTGGCATAAAACTGAAGAATTGCTCTTGGCTCCTGGTATGTACCACACCTATCACGGTAAGTACGATAGCTGGGAAGAAGTAATGAAGGCCGCTCGCAATTTTACTCCAAAGGGAGCTTCTGATCAGGAAGCTATGGCTGCATTTATTAATGAGATGGAGCAGCAACTCAAGTTTAGCGAAGATGAAGCATCAAAAGTAACAGAGGTACCTGAAGGACACGCTCGATATGGGTGGTCTCTTGACCTCTACATTAGCCAAACCTTTCACCTAGTCGAACAACGAGAGTTCATTGAATTTCTAAAGCATAGTACTCCTATGAAAGCCATTGTTCTTAGATAGGGTGGAGGATAGATGATATACCCAAACATATCTACAAGCAAATGGGTTAAGAAATACAACATCGACTTTGATGAAAACTGTGAAGAATGCGGTAATCCTTTTGTCTCAACAAAACCCTACATAAAAACAGACTATGCAGGTGTAGAGTGCTTCTGTGAAAGTTGTGACGAAAAGGTATATATTTACACTCCTATTTCACAAAAGATGAAAGATTTTGTTACAAAGTATCTTTAGACTTCTTAAGATCTTTTTTGTAGATGTTCGTGTCGCAATGAGGACAAGTAACTACGTAAGCCTCTCCGTCTTTAAGCCAAAACTGCTCGTTGGCATGAGCAAGAGGATTAATCATTTCACCTGATTCGAGTTGCTCTAGTTTCGAATACAGCAAATACTTTTGTCGGTAGTTAAGATCTTGTAGATAGAGTTTTTCATATTCTTGTGCTTTTTCGTATGTACTTAGTCTTTGAATTTTTTCCTCGTGCGATAAGTCGTCTTCTAGGCTTGCTGTCTCTCTTAGGGTTACAAACTCTTCTAGTAAGAGGATTATCCAACCTTCACCCAACCACTGCAAGTGATAGCGCTTATCGATCGATTCATCAACTAACTCTCTTTTGAATACAAACTGCTTATCGCCTGAATATGTATTAGATTTATTATAGTCAATTTCTAATCTTCGCCCAAGAATTTGGAAAAAGCGTTTGATAGGAAGAACAGCATAATGAGGAGAATTATCAGTAGCAACCACTAACAGTTCATCTTTGTCAAATAAGATCTTATCTATCCATTCTTTTTTAATTTCAATTTGACTACGCTTCTTGACGTCAGCAACTTTGGTTCTTTTCTTAGCTTCGATAACTAAATAGATATCGTTTTTCCATGCATGCACATCATGCCGTCCAATATCCTCTACAGCACCCGACAAGGCAATCCTTTTCGAGTTCCAGCCTTTTTCGATGAACCAATTTCTGATTCTATACTCGTAGCTACTGCCAGCTCTCTTAGATTTTGAGCCACTCATTTAGTTTACTCCTCTATATAAGAGGATAGGATCAATATGCGCTATTCGAGATAGGGAGCAATGTCGATCACGCAAAATGGAGCTTCTTCATGCTCATAACAACTAAGAAGCCTATTAGACTTCTTGAGATTTATTGCTTTAGGCAAATACTGTAAGTTTTCCAAAATATGAAATCCAGCAACCGTATCTCCATGGAGTGGAATTATATGATCCACTGCGTATCCTTTTGGACATCGAAGATAGAAATCTCTTATCTCCTTGTCTTGGCTCCAAGATGGAGTGCAGTTGAGCTTACGAGCTCTTCGTTTATTGGTATCAGCTAGAGACCTGGACCTCCACTCGACAGTCCTTCGTTTCAATCGGTCAGCTTCCCTATTTGCCTCTCTTCTTTTCTTGTCCTGTAAGAGTTTTTTTGTTTTATTTTTTCTATACCAATCTTTGTCTCGTTGAACTTCGCGTTCAAGATTCTGTTTTCTATAGTTCTTAGTATAATCAGGATTTTTTTCTCTTTGTTTTTTTCTGCCTTCTATCCTTTGTGCTTTATTTTTGATAGCACTTCTTTTGCAGGTATCTCGATTCCTACAAGGGTAACATAGAGTTGTCTGTTTTTGAAAAGAGATAGTTTGAAATTTATGACCACATTCGGTACAATTGATATTAATGTATTTACAATTATGACAGAGTCCTCGCCTATTCTTCGAAGTACAACTAAAGCTTTGTTTGCACTGAACACACTCTTTATTTATCATGACTTCCTCCTTCGGTCATACTATATTATACCAGTGCAACCCATTCTGTCATCCCTCAACAAAGGACTAACAACTACATGGCAAAAGAAACTAAAGAAGCAAAAAAAATCTCTCTCGAAGCAGCTATGGGAGTTCTAAATAAGAAGTATGGAGCTTTGAGTATTTTTACTGGTAAAGAAAATATCTCTGTTCAAGTTAAGAGTTTCTCCTCAGGCTGTTTAGCATTCGATTCTGTACTAGGATCAGGAATTCCAGAAGGTCGCATCATAGAAATTATGGGAGCAGAAGGCTCTGGCAAAACAGCATACTGCCTCTCTGTAATCTCTCACTTCCAAAGCCAACATGGCAAAAAGTGTGCTTTTCTTGACGGAGAGCAGACTATGTCTCCTACATGGGCCACTGCTCTCGGAGTTAAATGGGAAGACCTTATATACAGTGCTCCAGATAACTTAGAGCAAGTATTAGACACCATAGATCTCCTCGCCTCCACAGGCGAGGTTGGATTAATTGTGTATGATAGTATTGCAGCACTACCATCTCTTGCAGAGACAACAAAAGACGCTGGCGATGTGAATGTAGCAGCGTTATCGAAAGTATTGACAAGCGCACTTCGCAAGCTCACTCCGATTCTTGCAAAAAATAAATGCACAGTAATCTTCATCAACCAACTCCGCGAAAAAATTGGAGGCTACAACCCAACCGGCCGAATCCAAACGACCTCGCCAGGCGGGAGAGCTTTACGCCACAGCGCCAGTTTAAGGCTAGAAATGCGCAAAATGAGTGGAACAGACATAAAGCAAGGCGATCGAGTTGTAGGACATAAGGTAAAAATTAAATGTAAGAAAAACAAGCTTTCCTCTGCTCAGGGAGCGGAGGCAGAATTTACTTTATACTATTCTTCGGGCATCGATAAAATTGAAGACGCTATAGTGACTGCTGGGAACATTGGAGTTATAGAAAGACCAAACAGTAGTACTTACATTTACAAAGACCTTAAAGTAAGAGGTTACGAAAATTTTGTAAGCGCTCTTAAAGAAGATAAGAATTTGCTTAGTGATTTAATTAAAACAACTCAAGATAAAATGACAAGTGGAGTTACCTTTGTAGAGGAATCCGATCTTCCTGACTCCGAAGACGAAGACTTAGATGATGAAGGTACAGAAGAATAAAAGTATTAAAGGAAAGCCATGAGAGTGATTAAAAAGTTTACATGTAAAGTATGTGGACCGCAAAAGTTGATAGGCGATTTTGGCAGTAAAACACATGTTTTGTGTCTAAGCTGCGGAGAAGAAATATCTCTCAAAGAGCTTGGTCCCATTGAAGAGGAATAGAATGCCAAACTATCTTGTAGTTTAGTACTCTCGCTTAAGCTCCCTACGGGAGCTTTTTTTGTTGAAATTAAGGAAGGTAAATGGGAAGCTATTGAAATTAATCTTCTCAAAGGCAAATATGAAAAACTTAAAACAAATTTTTGAGTTATGCGAACTTAAGCCAGTAGCTTTTTGTATTAAGGGATCCCCTGATCCAGATTCTATTGCTTCGAGCTTTGCTCTGCTTAGTTACTATAGATCGTTAGGTGGTGATGGTAAGATTTATCATGAAGATTATGTCTCGCATTCAGCAAACAAAGCAATGGTAAATATACTAGACATCCAACTAACCGAGAAAGCTCAACCTATTCAAGAAGAATACTACGTTGTATGCGATCACGCAGATCCAGTAGTAGAAGCTAACTGCAAAGCTAAATGTCTTCTCCATATAGATCATCATAAGAGTGATTCTGTTGCTGCAGATCCTCCTATTGCTCAATTTGTGGAGTACGATGCTGGAGCCTGTAGTTCAATTATCACTAGACTCTTACAAGAGGTAAACTTCTTTGCATCTGGAGATGGTAATCTTTCACCTATTGCTACAGCTCTATGTTACGGAATCAAAACAGATACCGACAATTTTGATGGCGCGAGAGAAAAGGATTGGGAGGCTATGTCAGTACTCTCTCAATTTAAAAATAAAGACTCTCTTCAGAAAATGACAAAGTCGCGCATTAGTGCTCAAACCTCAGATGTTCTTAAAACAGCTCTAAGTCACGAGAAGACCGAACAAAATTGGCTCTATGCAGGAGTAGGATTCCTTCAAGAAACCTACAGAGATAGTATAGCACTTGTAGCTGATGAAATGTTACGTAGGCAAGGCATAGATAATGTATTAGTTTATGGTATTATAGAGCGAGAAAGTGGTTCTACAGTAGAAGGATCTGTAAGATCTATAGATGCAGGATTTGAGATAGATGGTTTTGTAAGACAATTCTCTGACAATGCAGGTGGTAGGAAATATAAAGGAGGATTCCAGATTCCTCTAGGCTTTTGGGCTTCTTGTAAGAATCGGGATCTACTAGAAGATATGGTAGCAACTTGCATAGAAGATAAGCTAAAACTAATTCTAGGAACAGCAATCACTTCTTCTAAGAAGAAGCAACATAAAGGCGAATAAATGTTTTTCCATTGCACGGCTTGTAAAAAAGATGTAGAACCAGGAGTTCTAAGAGATACATTACAAAATAAGCAAGTTGTAGCAACAACTCAAGCTGTATGTCCAGAATGTCGTTTAGTTCTACCTATAAATAGCTTTATGTTGAAAACTTTAGTTTCGCTTAAGCGTTTCTACGATGCTCCTAAAGTACAGTCAGCTTTTACTTTTGTATGTAAGAAGTGCAGTAAGGTAGGTAAACCTTCGTTGCAAAAAAACCAAGCTCTATGCTCATTCTGTGGAGAAGATCTTCAACTATCACCTTTTACTATTAAGGCTATGTCACTAACTAAAGCTGGTAGTATCGATCCTGCGTAGGAGAAGTTTTGATTCCAGATCAGCAAATGATGCAGAGTGTACTTAAGTATTCGCGGAAGTCTTTGTCTTCTGCAGCAATATCTTATCTTAAGTCGCGTGGTATAACTAAGCAAGTTGCATTAGATTGGGAAATAGGATTTATTCCTTCGAATGAATTCTTTGATAATTTGCAAGGAGACAGGGAAGCTCTTTATCATACAGGTCTTTTAATACGTAAGATGAACCTTTCCCCCCTCAAAGGATACATAACCTTTCCTTTATACAATCAGTACGATCAACTAATTGGATTCTCTGGTCGACCACCAATTTCAAATGAACAAGTAAAGCTTCAGAACATGAAGAAGTACTGGCATACTATAATCGACAAAAGAAACTTTCTATTTGGCTTCAATAAAGCAAAAGTACCAGCCCTAGAGCAGGGTTATATTATTATTGCAGAAGGTCAATTTGATACTATCACAGCTCATCAATTTGGTATTCAGAATATAGTATCAACTTGCGGAACCGCCCTAACAGAAAATCAAATAATTCTTATTTCGCGCTATACTGATAAGGCATATGTTGTTTTTGATAATGATGAGGCAGGTCGAAGAGCATTCTCACAACTTCAAAAACATAATATAGAAGGAATAAAGTTGATTCCTGTAATTTTACCTGACTCTTCCGATGGAGCTAAGGAAGATCCTGATTCTTTCATTAGAAAGTACGGTAAAGATAAATTTCTTGAATGTCTTTTGGGAGGAGACTCAAATGGAGCGCAAGATAATCTTTAAGTGTCAAGTAGGATCTCATTTATATGGAACTTCTCGTCCTGAAAGTGATCTTGATTTCCAAGGAGTATTTTTACCATCTCTCCAAGATCTACTATCTTTAGATAATTGCCCAAGCGAGTGGACAGAGAATATAAAATTATCTTCTGGTCCTCGCAATACTGCAGGAGATGTAGATTGTAAATACTTTTCGCTCCAAAAGTTCCTACGCCTGGCTGCTCAAGGTCAGCCAGGTCAATTAGAAATGCTTTTTGCTCCTTCCTCGGTAACACTTGTAGCTACTGAGGAATGGCAGATTATACAAGACAATAAAGACATTCTCCTCTCTTCTAAGGGCATAGCGCCTTTTATAGGCTTTGCAATAGCTCAAATGCACAAAGCCTCATGTAAAGGTGAAAACTTGAACCAGATCAACCATCTAATAGAGTGGGGATCTACACTGACCTCTCAAAATTTGAATGGTCGACTTTCTGAGTTGCTTAGGCATGAGGGTGAGATAACGGTACTTGGAGATGTAGAAGTTAAGTATTATATGAATGATTTTGGGGCCTATCAAGTTGATATTGCTGGAAGAAATTTCGACATAGGTATTCGTACTAAAAATTTTATAGATAGTTTAAAGAAATTAGAATCAAGATATGGCTCAAGATCTCGTGCTGCTGCTATACAAGCTTACGATTACAAATCGTTAGGACATGCAATTCGCCTTCTAGGAGAAGCAGAAGAATTTCTGCAATATGGTAAAATTACACTCCCAAGACCAGATGCTGAATATTTAAAAACCGTCTTACGAGGAACAATCGAAAAAGACATAGATTGGAGTAGTTATCTTGAATCTAAGATAGATTATTTAAGACAGGTTATAGAACCTAGATGTACTTTACCATCTATTCCAAATTGGTCAAAGATCAACGATCTTTGCATTCAATTACTTAGTAAACATATAGGACGACTTCCTTGAATAATCAGAACGACGAAGCAAATTACCTTGTTTGGAGAGAAGGGGAATGGTCTCTTCATACTTCATTAACTAGAATGCACTTTCACTATGCAGAAATTATTATTAGATTCCCTATAGCGAGTAACTTATTTAAAATAATTAAATCGAGATATCATTCTCTTAAGGATTCTTCTTGTGAGCCATTAGAACAAGATTTGAAGTATTGTTTTGAGCAAGAAGAATTTAGTTTATTAATGACGCATCCTGATTATTATTTTCGCGAACTAGGATTTTTTTTACAACAAAATGTTGCCAATATAAAAACACACCTTATTGTATAAGTAGAAAGAAACTTACACATCTAATTAAGGAGGTTTGATTATGTTAGCATTCCCTAGAAATGATTTTCTTTTCGGTCGAGATTTCCACGAAGGATATGTTTCTTCAAATGACAAAGAGTATACTTTAGTGCTCGAGGTACCTGGAATGTCGAAAGAAGATATTAAAATTGAAGTAGAAAATAATTATCTTTCGATTTCTGGTGAAATTAAGATTTTAGATACCACAAAAACTCTCAGGCGTAAATTTTTGGTACCAAAAGATGTAGATTCAATTGAAGCTACTACTGCAAATGGACTATTAACTATTACTTTGGCCAAGACTCCGCAATCACAAAAACGACTAATTCAGATTAAATAAGAGTGACTTAAGGCTTTCTAAGGCTATATTCTCTCTAAATAGAGGAAAGCCTTAGAAATGCCCAAGAAAAAGAAACCCAAGTCAACCGAAAACGATGCTAATTTAGAACAACATCTTTGGAAAGAGGTTATTCTTCAACCAGAGTTGTTTGCATCTGTTGTTGATATTCCAGATGCTTCTGATGAAGAGATAGCAGTTATAAAAGATGCTAAGTTACTGATTAGTGAACTACTCTTTGATCGAGTTGTAGAGTTAGCAACTCATCATTTTACCAAGCACCAAAATATAGTATTAGCCCTAATTCAGGCACCAGACAGAACATATAACGAAATAGCTGAGATCATTGGGATAAATTATACAGGTGTTTCTCACGCTATTAAAGGGATAAAATCCCCTAAACACAGTAAATTTCATGGTGGCTATGAAAAAAAGCTTCGTAAGATTTGTCAAAAAGACAAAGAATGTACGGAATACATAGCCTGTATTCGTGAGCTTCGCAATAATGATCCTGAGTATGCTATCCAAGTACTCATCCAGTATGACGACAATCCCGAGTTTTGGCAAAACTATCGAATAGATCAATTGTATTGATTTTTTGTATATCTTTGATAAGATTATAAAATCTTTTACATGTAAGACTAATTTTATTATATTTTGCTCTGAAATACCAAGGAGTTATATCTCATGCCTAGATTATCAAATCCAGATCTCGATCTTCAAAGTCTTTATGATCTTGCAGTGGACCAACCAAGCCTAGTAAAAACAGCTTCCTCAGGTCGATTAAAATTTGCAGAACATGCCCAAAGATTTTCTCGAATTGGCTTTGATCTCTTTAGGGACACTCAATCCGAATTTATTTGGAAGCTTGAAAAAGATTCAGAGACAGGTGAGGAGTTCATAATTAGAACTGCAAACCTAGATCCAATGAAAAAATCTTCAGCATGGCAAGCTCTTACTGACTCTGGTAAAACCTCGATCGTACTTACCTATAAAGGACATCCAGTCAAGGCTTTTAAAAAAGCTGAGCTTCAATTTGATGAATCTAATATAGATGAATGGCGACAATATTTAGTAGATAAAATTACTACTGACCCTACTTTTCTTAATAAAGTACTAGTTCAGGCAGGTGAGTCTCGTAAGCGACAAGTTTTAGGAAAGTTTCCTGAATTACTTCAAAAATAAAAGCATTTTAATCCAAGGTCTTCATGTCAAAACGAGACAAAATTAATAATACAATTGAGTCTTTTGAGCAACTTGGATTGAAAAAATTTGCTCAATCTCTTCGTAATATCCAAAAAATTCAACCTACTTTCTCCTTTAAAAAAGAACAAGAGGTTTTTGAAAAGTTATTGCAAATAGTAAATTATCTATCTAAAGTAGATAATTACGCTATATTGAATGAGAATTATCATCTTCCTGCCTACTCCACTACCTCCAATCGAAAACATGTATATTTTTCTCAATTTCCCTTGCAAGGCTATACGAAACAGCAGATTATGGGAACTGGTCTTCCAGACTATCTAAAAAATTTTGTTACATATTATATGAGTGCACGTAGCAAAGAACTTTACGGGCCTATCCGTAAAGAATATATGAATATAGCCAATCAATTGAGTGAAATTGCCACAGCAACAACAAAAATTTATAAAAGAGTTTACAAACCTTTTACAGCTACGGTAGAGGATGGTGAGTCTTTCGTTTCTCCTAAAAAACAAAGATCGCCTTCTCAAGAATCTATAAGAACTGAAGCTAAAAATCTCAACTCCTACTTGAGACTAATGCAAAAATTCATTCTTAAAGTACAATCTGAATATATTCCTCTATATGAGGCTACTCTCCAAGAGATTAAATCTAGGAAAGATAAAGATTCTATCAAAGAACTCCGTCAGATATGGAACGATCCTGATGAAGAAGAATCTTCTGTTTCACAGAGTGATGAGGTGCAAGACGATAAATTTCCTAAGCAAGAAACATCTAAAGTTATAAAAAGATCACCCTTTCAAAAAACTAAGAAACTTAAAGATAAGGATAAGGATAAGAGTGAACCTGATCTTGAAGATGATTTGAGTATTTTCGAATCTTCTCCAAAAGAAGAGTCAACTGAGCCTTCTGCCTCGACCCTATCTCCAAGTAAAATTCAAGACATTTTAAAGCGAGTACATAAAAAAGCTAATATCAATAAATCAGAGATTATATCTCAATTAGAAAATTTAACTATAGATTTTGCAAGAGTAAGAGATCAAGTTGAATCTAAAATAGCTGATCAATTAAAAATAACCCTTCCCGAATTCCGCTCTCGTTTCCAAATCGAAAACTACATCAAATCCTTCTTAGAAATAGATCCTACGATGACGAAAATAGCTGATATTTTTAATCAAATTAGCAAGCAGGATGCTAGTAAAGAGGAAGAGGATACTGGCCTTTTAGTTCCTTCGGTTTCAAAGCGATACGAATCTAAAGCTGTAGAAAAACACGACTTTGTCAACCAAACTATTCGAGATGTAGTTGGTGGACGTTTTAGTTTTCAGCCTTATAGATCAACCTCTCTTCATCTCTATTCTCATAGAGATATACTAAATGCATGGGATTACATGCATCGACAACTCGCTTCACATTACAATACATTCTTAAGCACAGTAATTAGAATGAATGAGCGTCAATCACTTCTGCAAACAGACGACAACATTTCTTCTCTTCAAACAGATCTTGAAACTTCTTCAAAGAATATGAAAAGTCTAGTCTTAATAGAACAAGAACTACAACATCGCCTAGTTAAGGCCATTGGAGCTTTGAATAATGTCTAACTTAACTCCATCCTCAATACATAATAAATTAAGAAAATTAACTTCTCACCTTGATAAGCGCTTAATTAAATTAGAAAAATCTCTCTTTACAATACAAAAACAAGTTTTGCGGTTTAAGAAAGACTTCCCACCAGCAGTACCACAAGTAAATATGCTCTCTCGAATAGAGAAGTTGCGCTCTTTAATATCAACAGAACGTCGATCGCTTCAAGTTTTGAAGCGATCTAAACCAGGGTTTTTAGCTGCGATCGTAGACTTTGTTTACAATTGGACCATAAGTTCGAGATCTCCTTCTCAAAAAGAAAAATATTTGCAAAATCTCAAGCAACTGAATGAACTTCAGGAGACAGAATCGTTAGGATCTCAAATGGGAGCTGACCCCATCAGCGAAGTGATCAAGCTATTTTACAATAAATATAAACCGGACAACAAAATAGACACAAATTCCTTCAGAAGGATACTAGGATCATTGATGTCTTCAGAAAGAGCAATACAAGATTTAGTAAATCTTGTCTCAGGTAGCTTTGAGAATAAAAACAATGCTAAGCAAGCAATTCACGATATTGTTGTAAGTTTGGAAAGACATCTCACTACTCTTCATCCTGAAAATCAGGTAGCAATAACAAGTAAATTTGATCGAATTCGTCAATATTTAGGTAATGTTAAAACAGCAGGTGCTGAGGATTTTGAGCAATTTATTCAAAAGACACAAGCACACTTAGAAGGCTATATTATAGAGAATAACAACTTCAAAAATCGCCTTGAAGAAATCACAAACAACATTGGAAAGCTACCAACACTTTTAATGAGCAGGGACGACTTAGCTTTGATTCAAAAATACCAAAGTTATATTTCAGAACTACTTAGTAGTGATGGAAATGGAATTCAAGCTAAACTTCTTCAATTAAGACAGGAATTTGATAGACTACAAGTTGAGTGTGAAAAAATGAAAGCGAGTGAGCAAGTTACTCAAAATCCAATCAAATCTACTCCGGAAGTAGAATGATTTTGAATGTATTGATCATATAAGTAGTATTAGGAAATCTATAAATTAGTTCATAGGAGGATATAAATGTCTGACTCTAATAATGTCTTGGAGCGTATTGAGCAATTAGCTCAGGAGCTTTTTTTACAAGAGCGTAAAATATATACAGCTGGACTCTTAGTTCCTCGCTTCAAGGAAGCTGCTGCTCGAAATCGACACGATATTACAATTAATCAAGCAGCTTTTGTGTTAGATCAAGTAGCATCAAAGAATCCTTCTAGAGAGATTTCTGCTAGTGATCTTAAAGAGTTAGCTAGTACTTTTTACTCTCCTTCTACTAATTTTCATCACGAATTTGCTGATCTTCTTGAAGATGAGCAAGCATCAATATCACAAAAACAAGCTTCGCGATTAGATTTTCATGGACATGCTAGAGACATAACTCTCAATGAAACATACAAGAAGGCAGAAGTTATTGTAGATGATTCTCTTCTTCTTACTCCAAGTGAAGAAGGTTTAGCTTCTCAAGCAGTTCAACTCATTAACGATGAATTAGCTCAAACTGGTCTTGTTGTGCAAGCTTCAAGTGTTTTGAAATTTAAAGATAATTCAAAATTGGTCTTTCAAACCAAGCTAAAAACTGCTTCAAATGAAATCGAAGTTGTTGTTCCAGTAGAAGTAGTCGATGAAGTTCCACTTTTTCCTCAAGTTCTTGCCACAACAGAAAAAGTCTATACTTTAGATAATCAAGGATTGAGTGATCTCATTGCTGATACCGAAGCATCTACCTTACGTAAACGCGCAGAACATATAAGTTCTTTGCGTACTGCAGAAGATTATGATATGGCTCTTCGAAGCGATACAAGAGGTCAATATGCAGAAGAAGTGGATGAATTTGAGGTTGAAGCACCTAAAGTAGTGTCTCTTGGACATACAGAAATAGAACAAGTTTTAAGAGATGCGGTTTTAGCAAAAGATTCTAAATATACTGAGCAGACTCGATATGCTGGTCGTGAATTAGTAGAGTCAGAGTTAAATCAAATGGGTTTCTTTAATTCTCAAGTCAAATTTGATGGTGATTATGAACATGGCTTAACTTACAAAGCTAGTTTAAATACTGGTGTAGGCAGATTAGACGTGGTAATGCCTGTTGAAATCCATCCTTCTCAAAAAATTATGCTTCCTCCTTCGCAATTTAAGGCAGCCAATCAAGAAGAGATTCACACTCTCACAAAAGAAGCAGTACTACAAGTAGCTAGAGTTACTAAAACAGCTTCAGCAGAGGTGTCCCCTCTACTGTTTGCCATGAGTTATCCTGACTTGCGTAAGCAACTCAAAATTGCAGCTCAAAATCGTAAACATAAAACTGCACAGCAAATCATCAATATTGTTGATGAAAAGTTTGGTGATTATTATCGAAATGCTGCTACAGATGATTACCAAACTTGGCTTGAAGAGTCTTCAGCTAATTACGAATCTCGATGTGGTGGTTGTGATCACTATGCTCCTAAGACTGCTCAAGTTCATAATGATTACTGCAACTTACTCAAAACAGCTTCTAAGAATGTCCAACAAGATCAACAAACTGATATTTGTGTGCGCTCAACTTTCGCCAACCTAGAAGAGGCGCAAACCTTTCTCGACAATGGAGAAAATATTAAGATCAATTGGGAAGATTAAGAGAAAGAGGATTTTATGACTACACTTCAAGAAAGATCACAAAAGCGAGAACAACTTGTTAAGATAGCCAAGAGTGGTTTTGTTGATAAGGCTGCTAAATTATATATAAGTTTGTTTCGTAGCGATCTTGAGCACTTAGATACAGGAGATCAAGTTCCAGCAACAGTTCCTGTAGGTAAAGATAAGTTTGTAGAATGGACCAAGGAAATAGTCGAACGTTTTTTCCCCAAACTTTCAGGTATTCTTGAAAATGACGAACTTTTAAAGGGGTTTGCAATTCAAGTAGCTGATGCAATAGGCAAAAGCAGTACTCCCATTTTAAATCCAATGAGAGACTATGAAAAAAGTCAAGATCCTATCTTCATTAGAGCACAAAAAAAGAAATTAGCGCAGAATTATACACCCGCTAAACCAGATAATGAAAACCTATACACTACTCCAATAGAACATAGTAGATATTGTCCCGAACATCCTGGTGCCATGATGCGTAGAGTTAGTGATAACGTCTATCAATGCCCAATTTCAGGTAATCTCAATACTGTCGAACCTTGGAAAGAAAAGTTCGACTATCGTGGTGGTCACGAAGTAAGGTTTGAAACAGGAGTTCACAATCAAACTTCCGAAGGATGGAATCACCAACATCCCATTGCACCATTTCTAAGTCCAGAGGTTGATAGAGATAATATTCTTAAGCCAAAAGGTAAGCCTTACGATTACTCAAAGCTATATGGTGTTAAAACTCCCGATCTTCCAAAAAAGAAAGAAGCAAATATTTTATCTACCTTAATTAAGGTAGCCGAAGAAGCAAGAATGTCGAAGAGTTATATTAAGAATATTCAGGAGTTAGCTACTAATATTGATCAGATGATTTCTCCAGAACAAGATCTTGATGATTGGGTTGATGCTAAGATTGTTAAAGCTAATGAAGCTTTAAGTGATGTACATAATTTTTTAAAGAATTATCCTCAAGAAGAAAATTCTTTAGAACAAATGAATTTAGTAGCCTCTACGAAAACTGCACAGCAACTTTTTGCTCCTACTACTATGATGACACGTCAATGCCCTGATCATCCAGGTCAGCAATTAATAAGAATTGCTGATAATCTTAGACAATGCCCTTTAGATAGTAAAGTCTACGATTTTGTTAGAGGCTTTACGACCGAAGACGGAGTCAAGCACAATGGCGGATCCGTCAATAATCAGCAAGCTATTCCTCCAGGCTCTATAATCATTAAAAAAGAGGCGGAATTAATCAAGGAAGCTGAAGCTGGAGTACATGCCTTTTTGTACAATCATGTATTGCCACACTTACCTTCTCAAGCTGAGTATGCAAGACGTGTATTGAACTATAAATTCTCGCAACCTGCCATGACTTTAGAGCAGGCAATAAAAGACATTCAAAAAGCAGATCAACTCGTTGCTATTCAAAAACAGGAAGAGCAAAAGAAGGCAGTAGCATCATCATTGAAGCTTCTCTTTAAGAAAGAAGGTGAAAATCTATGAAAAAAATAGCTCAACAGCAAGAATGGAAAGACGCTCTAAAAGCTATTTTGAGAGAAGACCTCGAGGCAATCAAAGAGGTAGACGGAACCTATGAAGAATGGGCAGACGAAATCTTCAGTGGCAACATGCCAGATGCAGCTTATGATCTCCTCGAACGAGGAGATCAAGAGTTTGGAGTTGAAGAAGCTTCTCAAATGTTTAAAGATGTCTGTGATAGCTTAAATCTAAAGCATGTTGCAGGAGGCTTGAAGCCTCTTAAAGAGAGAACACTTCGCAAGCTAGAATCCTTTCTACAGGTTGCAAAAAAAAAAGTAAAAAAAAATCAAGCAAACCCAAAAAAGTGACCGAAATTGCTGATGCAATTCAACGTGACCATTCTGACATCGATGAAGTAGCTGCATACAAAATGGCCTGGGAAAGCTACTGTTCTTATGTCAATCCATCGTATGATGGATGTACTGCTAAGGGCAAATCTAAGCGCAAGAGTCCTAAGTCTGCACGCAACTAAGAGGTAATTATGACGAAAGTTATAGGCTTTGATAAAATACAACATCACCCTGACAAAGATGAAATAATAACAAAACTTATTAGTGGTGAACCCACACGTGTCATAGAGGCTTGGCTAAAAGCAAAGTATCCCAATAATCGCCACAATCAGGTATCTTATCTATCCCTTCAAAGTTTCCGTAAATCTCATTTGAAGATCGATCAAGCTATTTTAAAAGATCTTCAAAAGGAACGAAAACAGCAGTTGATCCAGCGTAAGTACGAGCAACAACAAGAAATGGTACAAAATACCAGAGCCTACCAAGCAGGTCTTGCTAATTATGTACAAGATAGTTTAATAGACTACAATGCCGAAATTCTTCAAATGATGGATCACATACGCGAAGGAATAGACAATCTTCGTGCTCTCAATAGTTCAAAAAGCTCACATCTCAATCATCAGGCAATATCTGCTTATCTTGAAAAATATAAAAGTGTTATCGAAATGCATCATAAGATGATTGAAAAACAAAAGAAAAGTGAAGGTGACAGACTAGAAGAGAATTATGAAGTTCTAACAAAAAAGATGAATATTCTCATAGAAGCTGTAAAAGAAACCTTTAATGAAACTAATCCAGAGGGATTATTTGTTTTTATTAGTAAGATTAAAGATAAAATGAACGAGGCTGGGATTCATAATGACGCAATATAAGCAAGCTCAACAAACTCAACAAACAAAGATAGTTAAAGTAGAAGAGCCAAAAGAGGATCCCCGCAAACAACAGATTGATCGCCTGATCGAACAAATCAAGAGCAACCGCGCGAATAATATCACACTAACTAAGCAAATTATATCCAACATTAGTCTTCTCATGAATGATGAAAATTATGGTAAGGATAATTTTGCTTCTCTAAGTCAAGTTAAAATGCGTTACCAAAAGCTTCTAGAATCTTTAGAAAATAGTACGCCTAAAATAGCTCATAAAACTGCACAATTTGTTGAAATGCCAGAAACTCCTTCTCCAGATAATCAAAACGCAACTACCCTCTATAAGCAACTTGAATCTCAAATACAAAGATTGGAGAGTCAATTGAAATTGATGGCTCGCGCAATGAATGAAGGTGTAGATCTTGTAACGCAAGCACTAAATGCAAACCAAGACTGGGCAAAGCAATATCAACCTTTGGCAGCAAATTGGAGTAATGTCCAAAAACTTGGCTGGGAATTAGATCTTCTCGAAAAGAAAGCTTATCCAGCTATGGAGTTCTATAAAGGGAAAGTTAAAAAAAATGACCTAGACAAATGGAAGACAACAGCAATAAAGATTGATTCTTTTAGAAGAGTATATGGGAAGAATTATACATTTCCACAAATCCTCTTTCACTTCACTAAACAATGGGATATGTTTGAGAGATTTAGTTTCAAGAAGTGGTATAAATGGAATTATAAACAAGCGAGTGTAAAGATGAGAAAAATCGCAGATTTCGTTCAACAAGATAGGTTGCAGCAATTTACACAAAAAAGAAAGAAACTTCTTCAAAGAGTGAATCTCGTTCGCAAAGCTCTCCACGATTTCTTGAATAGTGGGTTGATCTCCCAACAAGATTCTAATGCTATCTATAAGATTATTGCAATGTTAGAGTTCGAGGCTATGAAGCTTCAAGCTCCTAAAGTAACGACTGCTCGTGTCAATAGAGCAGCTAAGCTCTTAGCTAAACATGGTTTTCAAGAAGGTAGTGATATTTTAAAACAAGCTTCTCAAGAATTCGTTTCTACAGAAACTCTTAAGACTGTTAAGGTAGCGAATGCAGACTCTCATAAAGCGGTAGATCTATTGAAGAAAATTAAAAAAGAGATGGATTCGCTTAGTTATTCCAAGCATCTAGATGCACTTTATGATATCAAAAAAGGTTTAGAGGTAATCGGTCGAGCCGGTGACGCTGAAGCAATTGAGAAGGTTATACGCGATGAATTAGGTTCACTTGAGAAATTTAACAAAAAGCTCATTGAAGTTTATACTAATTTAAGTCGTGTTCCTTTGGAATTATCAGAACAGGAAGATCCAACTAAGCCTTCGCAACAATCTATGGATGTGCCTTTAGAAGTCTCTGAAGAAGAGGCTACTCCTCCTGTATCTAAGCCATTAAAGCAACCTATAAAGCCTTTGATCCAAACAAAACCTCAGGTAGTTAAGCCTGCTCCTTTACCTGCTCCTGCTATTCAAGAAAGGATTCCTAATGTCTAATGATCTAAAGTACTATAATAAATTAATCAAAGAATTAGAATATGCTCAAACTAACACTAGAGCGGTACCTATAATGAGAAGTGCGACGATAGCTAATGATATTACGAAAGATTTAGATCAAAGATTTAAAAAAATTCTCCAACATACAGGAAACAACACCGATCAGGCTATGGAGCTTATAGTCGAAGAGATTAAAGATGTTTATCCCGATAATGATGTGGCAGAAAAATGGCTAAATAATCAGAAATCAAAAACCCCTGTTCTTGATAAAGATAGTACAGAGAAATCGTGGTATAAAACTAAAGAAATCGAACTTTTTCGGATTCTGATGAGAGATCCTATTGATCCACAAGATTATGTAAGCTGGATGCACAACTACATTGTGAAGACAAACTCAACCGCCATTAGAAGACTTAAGGAGGCTCAAGCTAATCCTTCTTTTGAAAATACAATACTTTTTTTTAATGATATTGAAACAATAGCTAAAAATCTTCTTGATCAAAAAGAAGAAGCCTTTGGTAAGAGTCTCCTCCATACACCTGGAGCTATAACAACGTCAATTACAAATCCATGGGGATCAACTTCTCCTTATGTGGTAAAAAATTACTGGCTCAAACATAGGTTCACTCTCAGAGCAGCTCTCGCAGCAGCTTACAAGTTACCATTGCCTAAACAACAGTCTCCTCAATCTAAGACTAAGCAATCAAAAAATGTACAGCCTTCAGAAGAGAATCTAAAGTCTGCTAACTTAACGATGCAGCAGCTAATGAATGAGGCTAAAAAAGCTGGTATCGTAGATCCAACAGAAGTAAGAGATTTTGTTCTCAAAAGGCTTTCAGTACCAGAAAAGAAATCTTCAATAAGATCTTTTGTGCGATATGCAAATAATCAAAGCGATTTAGTAAAAAAGATGATTCAAGATCCTAAGGAATTTGCTGAGGCCTATTATAAGATTTTTAACAAAAGTTATACTCCTAAACAAATTCAAAAGCACTGGCAATCCTCTTCTACCAAGAAAGAGGTAGGTCCTCCTTCTTCACAAAAGCAAACACTTAAAGTCTATAAAGTCCAAGAAGGTGATACCCTCAGCTCTATAGCTCAAAAATTAAAAATACCTGGCCTAACCTGGGAGCATCTTGTAGCTTTGAATGGGATCAAAGATCCAGATGTAATATCAATAGGCAAAGAGCTAAAGTATCCTTCTAGAGTTGATACAAATACTCCAAAATCTTCTGGACAGTCTAAAGCTAAGACTAAGCAACAAGATCCAACTAAGGATGAGTATGGCTTTCCCAAAAAGGCTCCTACTCAACAAACCAAACCTCAACAACAAACTAAACCTCAACAAGCTAAAGTAAAGCCCTTATCCAATCTTAAGCAAGAAATGTCTCGCGCACTAAGCGAAGGTGTTGGTCCTGCACAAGAACAAGACAAACAAAAGATATCTGGAATAGCTAGGGAGTATGCTTCTCATTTAGAATCTGCTGCTAAAACAGGAGATCCTGCAGCTTATTATAGAACGCTTTACGAAATCGCTGATCCTCGCAATGCAGCATCTCCCTATGAAATATTAAAAGCCATAAGAGAGTATTTTTCCGTTGGAATTAGAACTCTAACTAGATCTTATCAAGGAATGAAAAGGACTTTTGAGCAACTAGAACAAGATGAAAAATGGCTTGAACATGCTGAAAGCATATTTGCTCAGGCTGGACTTGCGAATGAACAAAAGGTAGTGCGCTTTTTAAGGGCATATGTTAGAGATCAGATGACTGCTGAATCTCAAGGTTGGGATCGTTTTCAAGCTCACAAAGTCTTTTTGAGCAGACATAGGACACAATAAATATGCATACGCTTGAGCACATCATCAAATTAGCAACTGCTGTACAACAATCTGGCGATTACGACACTGCAGATTTATTGAGAAAAGTAGCTTTAGATGTTGGTTTGGTGGAGACAAATAGATATTTTATTAAGCAATTCAAAACAGCTCAAAAGCAAATTAAAGAAATGCAAGAACAACTAGTTGAGTCTTGTCTTTACAGAAGTGCCGAAGATCTCGACGTGATTGCTCGAGATCTCCAAGAACAAATTATTGCTTTTCAGGCTTCTGATCCCTTAGAGGCTGTACTTGATAGTTATAAATTACTTCATAAGATTGCAAAAGTGGATAGTTCCCCTACCTTAATGCAAGAGATAGCTTCTTTAGTAGACGATGAATCTCTATCTGATCAAGAAATTCTTAAGCAAATTCAAGCACTTACGATGGGCCTTCCTCTTCATGACAAACAGAATATAGCCTATATTCTTGAAAAAGATTATAATTTTTCTTTACCTTTTGAGAAAATCGCTAAGCTAGAAGAGCAAAAAGAAGAAACCGAGAAAGAAAAAGAACAAAATCGCAAGAAGATCAAGGAGCTACTTGAGGAATATCATTCTTTACCTGAAGAAGAGAGAGTTAACTTTAAAATACCCGCATCCTTTCCTTCTCAACCTCATATGTGGGGAGGGTTTGCCTATCAAACCACAATCCCCTACAATCAAAACAGTATTCTTAATTTCTGGTCACTAGCTTCTTCTAAAGAAGCAGATATTCTCAAAAAGATAGCGAAATATTAAAGTACATATATTGATTTTTTAGTAATGCTAAAAGAGGAGTAACTACATGAATCTTGAAGAATTTGATATTGAAATTTCGGAGCCAAATGAGGAAGATTCGGTTGAAGTCGAAATTGCTGAAGTTCCTTCAGGGGAACCTCTTGTTATTATTGCTGAAGATGATATGGAAGTTACAACTGCCGATGTTGAAGAAAGCAATAAATCTGTAGAATATGCTGAATGGTCTTCTCCTGAAGAGTTTCAAGATTACATTCTTACAGCTGCTAGAAAAGTTCCAGAGATCTTTGAGAATTCGCCTAATTCTCTAAAGCGAGCTTTTGCTTATCTTGAAAATCTTTCACAAGAATTAACTCAAGGGGTCGAGCAAGATGCTAGTTATGCTGACCTCTCTGAAGAGCAGCTTCGAACTTTAGATACTTTAGAGCAGGGAATAGAGTTAGCTCTCAAAGATCTCTCTGCCTCCTTCAATGGCACTCAAAGAATTAAAAAGATTGCAAGCAAATCCGCGGTATTCCATACTTATATTAATCCTTTTATTTATGGATTAGCTAGAACTCTCATTAATGCTAAAGTATCTCAAGGTAAAAACATAGAGCAAATTTTTGCTGCCTTAGATAAGAAATTTAAATTAGATGATAGAGAAAAGCTTCAGCTACTCTATGCCCTAAATGACTTAGGACATCCTATTCGCTCTAGCTTTTTAGATGACGCTATAGATATGATGGATCAATATCAAGCATAAGGAAGAGAAATGACTGCTCTTAGTAATAATTACGAGAATATTTCTACTATCTTGTCTCTGAGATCTTCTGATCAAGGAATCAATCTCCTCTATATTGTTGAAATAGATGACAATGGAATTGTGCATCACTGCTTCGAAAGCGAAAACTACTTCCAAGCTTTAGCTGTAGCAGCTAAAGTCTTTAGTAAACTAAAGACTAAACAAAACGTCATAGGATCTTTCGGAGTATCTATCGAGGCTTCTCAAGGTAGAGGAATTTCGTACGATGTAAATACATTTACATTTGATGCTTTTTTTGAAAACTCGGATGAGTTTTATCAAGAATTAATTAATGAATTCGAATACGAAAAATTATATCGTAAAAGTAACAATGTTATTTTTAGAAAGATAGTTAACAAGCATAAATTGAACGAGTATCAGGAGCATCGCTTTCTTCAACGTCTTAAGGATTTTTTAAATGAAAAAGCAAGCTCTTAATAACATCAAACAAAAAGGCTTTGACTCCAAAGCCCAAATGCGATATTTACTTTTTTTGGCTCGTAAATATCCCGACAAGTATAAATTCGTATTTGATGTATTGAGAGAACATGGTGTTCCTTCAAAGGAAAAAGAAGAAAATGCATACTGGGAAGCTCCCTATAAGGTAAGTCCAGATACACCATCGTACAGATATAAAGGTAAGAGAAAGAGCGCTATGAGTATAGAGCAAAAATTAATGAAAATTGCTGACTTTTTCGACGAATCTGATTCTTCTTCAGCATCAAAAATTAATAAAATTCTACATCGTAGAACTACTATAGATTATGATTTGGCACGTACTGTAGCTAATGCGTTTTGGGCAATGTATAAAAACGAGATTAGTAAAGATCCAGAGCAGATGTATCGTTGGTTTTTAAAGCTTCATGCTTTTGAGACCTTCAAGCAATTGAACTCTGAAACAAAACAAGAAACTGAAAGAATGTTGAGCGATCGACTCATGGGTAGGCAACTATGAATAAGACGTGGTTAGATAAATTTATCAATGATAAGGCAGAGCCTATTGCTAGAACTATTTATGCAAGCTACGTTGAGCATGTAGCTAGGCTTATGGAAGGAAAATCTAATAAGTTCTCTTCAATAGACGAAGCATTAACAGACTTTGCTACCAGACTTGGCCTCTCTAGTGTTGAGATGGAAATATTGAAAAAGCAAGCAATGACTAAAAACGCCCAAATGAATTTGGAGAATTTAGAAGCCGAAGGAATAACCGATCCTAAGGCAATTGAGTTCATGAGCAAATCAAAAGGTAAACATACAAAAGACACATTGTCGCCATTTGTATTAAATGAAGGTGATAATGATCATTTACAAAAACTCCTTACAGAAAAAAAACAAAAACTAAAACCCTCTTCAAACATTTCTGAAGACCAAGATAATGAACTTTCTACTGCTTTAAATTCCACAGGAAGTTTAGCCATATTGGTTAAATATTCTCAAGATTTAGGAAAAATATTGCCTTTTTCTGGTCCTCCTTCGAAGGAAAACCTTGACACGCTTCGTAAAGAACTTGGAGTAGCTGGATTTGAAGAAGGGGCAGATGAATCTGGCTTCGATATCGATACTCCTTTTAAAATAGCTCGTTTTGCTTACAAGTTTACAGATATGAATGGTAAGTTTCCTCAGCCAGGTGCTCCGATCAAAGTGACGGTTTTTGAATTTGGCTTATTTAAAGATAAGTTGATTCAACTATTAAATGTAGAGTTGCGTAAAAAATTAGCTCAAGAGCTTCCATTTGATGAATGGATTGCTTTTGTTACCAATTTAGTTAAAAGTGAAGAGATGGGATCAGCTTTAGGATGGGGAATTATACAAAAATTAACTTCTATGAAGCGCCAGCTCTTTGGAGATAAGGATTCCCCTCCCTTTTCTATGGAAGAAGGTGAAAAAAGAGTATCTCGTTCAATCAAAGAGTTGATTGGATATTTTCCAATCTCGTATCGTAAAGTGATTCTAGAGCTAATGACCAAAGGCGAATATCGTCATCTCTTAGCAAGAGCAAGTGAATCAAGACATGAGAAGATCTTTTCCTCTGGTTATCGCAAGGCAAGTTTTGTCTTGATGCAATCCTTTGCTCCTTTTAAAACTTTATCTTTTTCTGACTCCAAAGAGCAGAGAATTGAGCTACTAAAAGCTATTATTGAAAGAGCTAAAGCTACTGGTGGTAGTACAAAATATTCCTTTGAGGAGTTTAAAACGCTTTTGAGTAGTTTGGGAATTTCTTTTAAAGAGATTCCATCTAAAGATGAGGTACAGAATATCAAAGTTCATAGTAAAATTCCATCTTTACAAATTGAAAATATTAAGAATGATGATTATAAGCCTGCTACTTACGAAGGTAATCTCAAATCTCCCGAAGAACAAGAAAAACTACTTACTTCATTGCATAATAACCTCACACAAGCAACTCAAAGTCAACTCCCCTTAGCATATGTACCTAAGGATGATGGTAGTGTTGAGCCTGTTTTTCTAGAAGATATGATTAAGGGATACAATAAGGTAGATTTGACTACTCCTCAACTTGAGGGCAAGGATAAAACTCTTAATAATCCTAAAACAGGATTACATCCTTCTTTCGAGGGAGTTGTAGAACACACTAGACCATCGAAGCCAAGTTCTGATTTTAAATCTACTCCAAAACCCGATTTAGAAAGTCCAATACAGGCTCTTATTGATAAGATGAAAAAGAAGAAAAGCCAAGCGAGTTACAAATTTGCTAGTAATGAATTGTGGATGGATAGTGCAGGAACAAGCTATTCTTCAGAGCAAGAGGTAATCAAAGCATTTCAACAAGATGTGCTTAAGGCTCTAGACGAAAAAGAACTTGTAGATCAAGTTGTTAAGGCCCTACTAGGAGATATTTCTAATACGATACTCCCTGTAAAACAAATAGAGCCATCTTCAAAAGAAAAACTTCCCTTGGCTGCGCACTCACTAGTGCGCCTGAAAAAAGTAGCAGCTCTAATAAAAGATAAAAAACTCAAGATCAAATTAAGTAATCTAATTAGAAGGTAAGATGAAGCTAAAACGATTCATTATAAAAAATGCCTCTCGCGCTGAACTTTTAACTTCTCAAGTTCCTTCTGAAGTTATTCAAACTATTAAGCAACTTGACGATAAAGACGTAAGACGTCTTTTAAAAGATTTTGTACCTTTGGACTTCGTTGCATTGATCCAACACCATAATCCAACTGCCTTTCAAAGAGCAATTGTAAGTATGTTAGGTGCGATTCTTTCATCTAACCAATACAAAACTTGGATAGATACTATGGGCATTGATAAATTGGACGCTATACAGCAAGCCTATGCTTTAATGCTCAATAAAGATCCTCGCAAAAGAGGAATACTCACTCAGATAGCCTTAGATGGTTCGTCTAGTCCATCTTTTCAGTATGTACCTAAAGATCAGCCACAAACTAGGCTAGACCTCAAGTCCAGTGTAGCCCCAATTGGCAATGCGAATGCCATTCAGGTTCCTCACTGCCCTGTCGATCAAAAGATTGGCATAAAACATCCACTTTGGTCATTATCTATTGAGGAGGGAGAAGTGGAGATCGAAGAGGGAGTTGATAAAAATGGAAGATGTACGCAAGCTGAATCCATTGGTGAAATGTCAGAGGAGGATTTTATTATTCTTGAGCAAAATCAAGACGCTCTTACTAGAGCTCAAGAGCAACAAATAAAGTCAGGCCAACGTGAGTTGGTATATGTCGAGGGAGAAGCCTTTCTACGATGCACTTTTCACGCTAAATTAAATAGGTTTCAATCCTTCCTTCACTCAAGAGCACTTGCTACAGTAAGTAGTCTAATAGATGCCTACCGCAAAGAAAGAGGAATTACCATCACCTCTAAGCAGTTTCAGGAACTTAATGCTTTACAACAAAAAGAAAGAGATGGGACTTTAAATGAAGAAGAAGCTTTGCGATTGAAAAATCTAAAAGATTTGATTAGCAAAAAATCTTCAGAATCATTTAAATCTACTAGTCTTGATCAATTCAAGGGGGATGATGACGAGACTAGTTTGCACGAAACTGTAGGAGAAAATATAGATGTAGACGATCAATCTGCAAGAGAAGCCTTGTTTGAGTTAGAGAGAGCTCTTCCTCAATCTCAATTTGAGACTCTTTTAGAGGTTGTTCATAAAGTACCTTTGAGTGGGGTTCTGATGCTTCTCCAGCGTGCTCATCAGCTTCCTAATAAGGATCCCAAAAGAGCAGAATTACTAAGCCAAGTCCCCAACGAAACACAGAAAGTAGCTCAAGCATATTTTAACTCTTCTAGTAGTAAGAGAGTAGTTTCTGAATGTAAAACTTGTCTATCTTCGGTAGAGAGTAGTGAGAGTTGTCCATTTGCTCGCGAAATGAGATTAAATATATATGCTACTTATGATACTGTAAATAGCTTAGGTCAATTTTCAAGCAAACTAAAATTATCAGACAAAGCTCAGAAGCATTATGAGCAATCCAATCTCGAACCGATCCTAAATCGAGCCTATGCTGGTCTTGAAGTTGAGGAGCCTGACTTAGACATTGATTTTTCCATCTTCAAGGGAGAAGTCGAAGTCGTTCATTCTAAACTTACCTCAGAAGAACTAAAGAAACAAATCAATCTTGAATTATCCGGAACTCAAAAGAAAGCCTTCGAGGGAACTGATTTAATTCAACAAGAAGAAGAAGTGAATGAAGAAGAGATAGAGAAAATAGATAAGCTATCCAATTTTCTTCAGAAAATACTACATGAGATCTTCACTCAAGAGTTAGATAAAGAATTAGGAACTTACTTAATTCATGCAGGAGCGCAATAGTGACTAAATTTTCCCGAATGTATGCTAATGTATATATAGATCCCAAGTCTCATAAGCTTGGAATAGCGGTATATGCTTATGGAAAAATTCCTGGATTTTCGCGAATGGTTAGATCTCCAGAAGAGCAAGAGGCGATAAGGTTTGCTCTTGAGGAAACTTTCGGAGCAAAAGACGTAGATACTTCAAAGGCTTTTAATATTTTTCACAACCTAGCACTTGATGATAGCGATAAACCCATGAAGGGAGTTGAGCTTCAGCGTGGTAATATATTTAGCTATGAAAAATTTAAGGATAGATTAGATATTTTAGGTGGATTCGGCGAATACTTTCAAAATAAAGTAAGTATTTTTGCTGATTTAGATGATCCAATGATGTGGTTTGGTCTTGAATTAGCCAATACTTCTTCCCGAAGCGAAGCAGCGATTCTCGAAGAGCTTCCACAGCAAGAAAAAATTGCAAGAGGTGAAAAAATTCGTCAACAACATTTGAAATCTTTAGTGCATTCTGATAATACTACTCAATTTGAAGAAGCTTTAAGGCGCTTATATATCCTTATTTCGCGATCTAGACATTTTGGAGTAGGTCCAAAAGACTACTCCACCTCTAATCCTGCTCATTCACCTCCTTCTCCTCCTACATTCTTAATAAGTAAGGAAATGGATTTTGTTTTTTATCCTGGCTTTAGGGGAGGAATTTCCATGACTCGTCTTCCTACAGATAAGAAGATGATCTTTCCCATATCTAAACCAGGTGTCGATCCCACAACTGAAAAAAAGTGGGCTAGTATACTAGTTCCCGACATAAGGGCTTACTTGCAAGACATCTCCCTAGAGAAGCCAAGTAGTAGCCTAATTATGGAATTAGATTACGTTACTGAGGCAACTGCTCAAACATTCTACAATAGCATCACTGTACCAGAGCCAAGTTATGCGGCTTTTGAGAAAGCTTTAATTCCTACGAGAGCTAAGGCAGTTGCCCTACTAGAAAGACTAGAAAAAGTTCTTTCAACCCATAGGAAGATAGCATCATCAGGAATGATAGAAACTTGGATAGACTTATCCACAGGACAAATATTTAAATCTGAAGAGCAACTTTTAGCTTCCATGCGTTCGAGCTCACAAGAACAACAAGAAAAGCTACCTCTTGCGGCTCATTCTTTGCGTCGTATTGCAAATATTTTAATTCGTCACAAACGATTGAGATCTATTTTTAATCTCATGAAGGAGTAAAATGACTATTTTTAATTTTCCATATGGTGTTGATAGTTTTACTCCAAATTTACTCAATGATATTACAGTAGTTAATGCAAATCATGTTCTTGATCTTCGAACTAGCATTCTTCTTGTAGAAAATGCAATTATAGGAAGTACTCCGTTTAATTATGATAATGTTAGCTTGATTCAAGACGGATACAACTTAAAAACAGCCCTCGAAATCTTAGATCAAAATATCGCTGCTCTTCAAGTAGCTTTAGGATTTACGCTTCTTGACGGATATGCTAGTAGAATTGATGCTTTAGAATTTGGACTTAATTCACATAGAATTGAAAATAGCTGGATAGATTCAGATGGCTATAGTGTTCATGGTTTAGTAACTGGCAGCAACGTTGTAGGAACATTAGATGCACAATCTCTACAAAATAAGAGAATAGATTCAGGTCTAGATCCTCTTAGCTTTGGTCCTAAATTCGTAGCAAGAGCGATTCCAGCTGATATTGGATTCCAACAAGACATGATCCAGGTTCTCGGAGTAGATGGCTATACTCCAGTAGCTACTATTAACTATAGAGGTGACGCCTACTTTGCTGGAGATGTGATTGTTGAAGGTTACCAAATATTTAAAGGTCAAGATATCATACAAAATAGCCTTACGGTTGACGGAAGCACTACTCTTGGTAACAACAGTGCTCTAGATTCAACAACAATCAATGGAAATACTTCGATCGATGGGACTTTATCCATTACAGGTAATTTAACACAAACTGGATCTAATGTATCGCTAGGCAATAATACCGGATCATTGAATTTAGATTTTAACCTCACTACAGTTTCACAAGATCTTTATGTTCAAGATGATTTTTCCGTAGATGGTGGAGCTACACTTGGAGCACCTGCAGGATTGGTTCCACACTTGATCAGAGGATCGGTATATCATTCAGCAGGCGTATTTCATAGTACAGGAGAATTTAGAGCTTTAGGTACAAAGTTCAGAGTAGAAGGCAATAATACATATATTGAAACTAACGACGTCTTTTCTACTGCTGATATTCACGTGGGTGGCTTAACTCATCTTTTTACTTCTGGTAGTATTACATCAGATGGCATATTTTATCAATTTGGAGATGCTGGTTCGTCAAGTACAAATACTTTCCTCATTAATGCTCAAACTTCCATTGCTGAAAATTTACAACTTACCGGCAATTTACTCATGCCTTCTAGTACTGCAATAATTAATCAAGTTACTACTTCAAGTTTAAGTGTTGTAGGACCTCTACAAATTCAAGATGGATCACAAGGAATAATAGGACACGTTTGGACATCTACTGATACTTTAGGAAATGGTTCGTGGCAACCTCCAAGTACATTCTGGAAGACGGTTATAGTTGATGGATACAATGTACAAGATCTTTCTGGAACAACTCCTCTTACACCAATAGGAGCATTCAACGCTCTTTCGGACCAAGAACTATTTATTCGAACAGATGCTTACGGTAGCTTCACCATCAATCTACCTTCCAATCCTATCCTTGGTCAAAGAGTTAGATTCATAGACTTTAACGGCTCCTGGTCTCCAACAAGTAGGGTTTTTGTTTTTCCATCTCATCCTGGCGTTATCAAGACTTTCATCGATGCAGATGTCAATATAGGTACTAATGAAATTACAATACCTAATCATGGATTGGTAATTGGGCAACGTGGATTGTTATCGTCGACAGGAACCCTACCTACTCCTTTAAATTTAAGTTCTTATGTTTATGTTATAGTTATAAACATAAATACAATACAACTTGCAAGTTCATTAGATGATGCTTTGAGTAATATCCCTATAGATATTACATCAGCGATAGGTGGAGGTACTCACACCTTCACATCAGGAACTATTATGGGAGGTGGCTTTTTAGAACTTGATGTTCCAGATGCCTGGGTCGAACTAGTATTCAATGGAACAAGTTGGAGGATAATAGCATGATTAAGTTAAGTAATTTTATTCTTAGCTCCTTTAATCTTCAAACTGCCTATGAACAGAATAATACTATTGTTACTAATCCTTCTGAAGGAAATATAAACATTTCTGGAACAGAAAAAGTAGTTGTAGATACTGATTTGCAAATTACTTCTGGATCTCCTATAGATGGCTATATTCTTACTACAGATGCTCTTGGAAATACTTCTTGGCAACCTGGAGGAGTAGGTAGCGTACAAGGTCCTCTTGTTTCAACAAACAACGCTCTAGTTAGATTTGATGGAACTACAGGGGAACTCTTGAAAGACAGTTCTTTAGTTTTGAGTGACGCAGGAATCCTCTCAGGTTCAGGAACACTCCAACTAAGCAATGGAAGTGTCTTCCAACCAACTTACGCTTTTTCTGCTGCTCCAGCTACAGGGATGTACTTATCTAGTGCCAATCGCCTAATTATTACAGTTAATACACAAAATCGCTTTAACTTCACTCTTAATGCTCTTGAACTTGTTAATAACGACAGTACTCCAACTGAACTTAGACTCTATGAACCTGTAAGTGGTGGGTTTCACTATACTGGATTTAAAGCTCCTCTCTTAGATTCAAATGCAATATACACTTTGCCATCCTCTGATGGAGGAGACGGATATCTACTTCAAACCAATGGATTAGGTCAGTTAAGTTGGTCAAACACTTGGCAAGATAGTTATCAAGCTCTTCTGATAGAGATTGATCTCACTCAAGGTAGTTTAGGTTCTGCTGTAGCATCAGATGGAGCTTGGTTGGGATTTGTCGCTCCTAATGTAGAATTACTAGATACTGCTTTAACTTTTACAGATGCATTAGAGCTTCTCGATGATGGTTATCTATCTTTGAAGCAAGAATTTGCAAACTATCCTGAAGCTAATTTATCTTCTATTTCGTGGAGTGGAACACCTCCCTCCAGTCTCACCAATGCGGTTTACAGAGCAATCAAGGTCAACAACCAAGTAACAGTATGGTTTCGAGCTAGATATTCAGTAGCAGGAACTACTAATACAGCAATTAGTTTTCCACTTCCTCTTAGTCTTCCAACACCCAATTTGTGGAGCTCTCACGTTACGGGAGATTCTATAACCACTGGTACAGGATGTGTATATCCCAATACTTTTCCTGGATTCAACAATATAGCAGTCATTCTTTCTGATCCAGGAGGAGAATTCGTACTTGATATTCGAACTGATTCGGTAAATGCAACAGGTTTTGATGTTTGCATAACATACTTCGTCTAAAAATATTGATTATTTAAGATAGAGTAAATATGAGAGGATTTTGCGGTGACTACCAACTTTCCAACACAAATTGATTCATTCTCTATCAAGCAACCTCAACAAATCATTGAAAGCGCACACATCAATGATATTACTGAAGCTATGGTTGCAGTTCAAGTCTTTGCAAAATCTTTAGAAGAGTCCTTGAACAACCATCTTTTACAAGTATCTGCAACCCATTCAGCTACTTCGATTTCTCTTGACAATATCATAGGTGTTGATTCTACTAATGTTCAAACTGCTTTACAAGATCTAAAAATACAGTTGGATGACGCAATTGCTTTGATTTTGTCATCTACTTCAGCAAACCTCACTGCCCATATTTCCGATGACATAGCAACTGCCCACCCAAATGGATTATTCCCTATTTCTAGATTAGATACTGTTGTAGCAACACAAGCTGCATTGCTAGCTCATACGAGTTTAGATACACTTGCTGCTCACGGCATTATAGATTATTCTATTTTAGGTTCTAAAATTACACTTGGAACAATTACACAAGCACATCTAAGCTTTGATTTGGCTACTCAAGTTGAATTAGATACTCATGTCGCAACAAACATAGCAACTGCTCATCCAAACGGTAACCTACCTGGAACAAGAATCGATGACGCATCGATTCCACTAAATAAGCTCGTAGTTGATATAGCTACTCAAGCTGAATTAGATGCACATGCTAGTACAAGTACTAACGTACATGGTGTAGGATTAAGTAGTCAAGTAGTTGGTACGAAGACCACCCAAACCTTAGAGGGCAAGACAATTTTGTCGGATTTCCAAGGATCTAAAATCATCCTTTGGACTCAACAAGTTACCGACGAAGAAAAGCAATACTTTCAGACCACCTCGCCCTCCGCTGATCAATTTGAAATAAGACAAAGAGCAATAGAAATAGAGAGTGCTAGTTCTGATCTTGGACTTCAAATTGAAGGGTACTATGCCCATACCGTCACTGTAGCTGATACGTCCACATTCTCCAACATAGTAGGTGATGCATATCAACTTTCCCTATATGATACAGTAGGACTAACTTCCTACACAGCTACAGTTGGACACATTCCTTCATCCACTACTCTCAATATATGGTCTTTAGTTGATCTAAGCATAGTATTTGCTGGAACATCTAATTTACTAGTAATCAATGAGAAGAATGCTGTTCCGTTATTCTCGATTAGTCCAACTGGCTCAGTTTCCACCAAAGAACTACACGTATTAGACAGTGCATTTAACGATATCGAATTTGATGACGACGTTACCATTCAAGGTAATCTCACAGTTACAGACGAAACATATCTTCAAGACAATACTTTCATAACAGGAAGTCTATCAGTTAGTGGTCTAATTTCAACTACTTCTCCAATTTCAACTTCTAGTTCGGTCACAGCCTCCTCTCTATCAATAGGAGGTCCTTCAAACATAACTGGAAGCGTATCAATTGGTAATTCACTTACAGTAACTCAAGATTTGACCTTAGGTGATACTTTAGATGTTGCAGGAAATTTCTTGCTAGATGGTTATGCAAACATAGGCCAAGATCTTGGTATATCTGGAGGGATAAGCGTTGCAAATTTCGCATCTTTCGGCAATAGCATGTCGATTGGTGGAGAACTAGATGTCGCTCAAGATGTGGTCCTACTACAAGATCTTGTTGTTGTTGGAGATATCACCAATCAAGGAAGTCTTACAGTAGATGGATATACCACAATTAATGATAATATGCTACTAAATGGTGTACTAACTACCACTAGCGATGCATACCTCAATCAAGATGTATACATTAGCGGTGATCTGTTTGTTACAGGTAGTGTAGATCTTGCTCCAGGAACTGCCACAATTAACAATAACCAGGTAGCTCCAGCGAACGTATCTGGACTTTCCTTTGATCCAAGCACTACAAGAGGAGTAGTTATAGATTATTCTATTTATAGATATCATACTTCGCCTACTACAGAGGTAGCTTCTACAGGAACCATAAGATTGATTTACAAGGATGTAGCTGCAACTTGGGCAATAGATGAGACCTACGTAGGAGATATAGTAGGTGTAACTTTTACAATCACACCAGCTGGGCAAATACAATATACTTCTACCAATCTTGGTGGAACCTTAAATACGTCTATAATGAAATATAGATATAGTAGACTGACAAAATGATAATAATCATGTATATTGACAATTGAAATTAACTTTATATAAATTTTTTATGCTCAAAATATATACCAATCATACAATTTTGCAATACTTTCCACACGGAATGATTTGCGATCAGTATGGAAGACTGTGGTATACTGACAGCGCTTTGGAAGAGGATGCTTCCGAGATCGACGATCAGCTTGAAGCAATTAAAGTCCCTCTAAACGATCACCTTGCTTGGAAGCAAGAGCAAGCTACAGCTCTTAATTTACTAAAAAAGAAAATAGGCATTTAAAAAGTATTGATATTTGACATAAAAGTGTAGTTATATATTTCTGAATAACTTAAAAGGAGTTGTCAACATGAGTAACAATGGTTCAGTTTGGACGGATTTCATGTCGTCTGAATATGCTCAAAACGAGCTTAAGAAAATCGAAAAGAAAGCCCAACAATGGAGTGTTAATATGGATCGCGGCCCACTCTATGATAAGGCTAATCCAGGAAACGACACTACTCTTTCACAATCTGTGACCACACAAGGAGTCTCAGGTGGTGGTGGAAGTATGGTTGGAAACGAAGATCGCAAACCTTTATATACAACAAAATCTGCACCAGTTCCTGGTGGAGAAGAAACCTACGCTGATGCAACCGTAGAAGGTCTCGAAGATATTCATTCAGCTATGCTCGAAGTAGCTCACAAAGCTCCAACAGGTAAACCACTTGGAACACAAGATAATAAGCCTGAAAAATGGGACGGAATTCAAGCTGCAGGTAGCAAAAAAGTAAAACAATTGCTCAAAAAAGCTCAAGATATGTTTGATGGTGACGGTGAACTTCCTCCTGAAGCAGAAGATCTTGAAAGCGTTGAAGACATGATTGGTACAGAAGATCATGATGATGAAGACAAAGTTGATATTTCTGAAGTTTCAGGTCTTTTTGATTCGTATGACGAAGAAGAAGAAGATGAAGATGAATCGCTAGAATCTATTCTCGAAGAACTCGAAAGTGAAGATTCTCATGGTGGAATGCCTATGATGGATAAAATGGGTGATGAACATATGGCAACTGCCTCTACAACTCGCAAAACTGTTGCTATTCTTCAAGAGCTTGTAAAAATTGCTAACGATCTCGATGCTAATAAGCAACATGCTGATGCATCAGAAATTGATGCTGTTCTCAAGGAAGAAGTTCAAACTCTTTTAGCTTCAGCAAAAAAAAAGTCACAAAAGTAGCAAGATCGCAATTTGTTTGCCCCAACTGCAAATCTGAAACTACAGCTGGCTCTTGGGGTGAAGCTCCAAATTGTTCTACTTGTTCTCCACAAGTGAAGATGCAAATTAAGAAATAATTTAAGAAACTTACTTAATTACAACTCCATACCCTAAAGAGCTTAGGTTCTTTAGGGTATATTTTATTCTAATCTCGCAGCGGAATTACTTTCACTTCCCTACTATATTTCTCACTCTTAAATGACTCCTTGGGGACTTCTTTGCAAAGGAATATTGTTGATATCTACAATTCCTTCAAGAGCCCAACATACATCATCCTCATCGAACTTAATATATCCCTTAATTATAAACGAGAAATTGCTACAAGTTGTTCCTATAAACTCAGATTGTGTGGTAAATAACTCTAAATCTATACGCTTCAATTCCTGTTCTTGAATCAACTCTACGAGATCTGGGTATATATTCGACTGGAACTCGTCGAGGTATTCTCTTATGTCTCGATCTAAACCGAACACCTCAAATCTCTCAATGTCATAATATGGTTGAATTACTGTAAACATAAACATAGAAGTACTTGGTTTATCACACTCAAGACGACAAAGGTAGTCCTGAATATCACCTACATCCAGGATAGATTCCCCCTTACTATTCAGTAAAATTAAGGACTCATCGGCATAAATCACATTATAAATATCTGAATAATATTCTTGTAGTTTCAAGTGTTTTTCTTCACTGGTCATTAAGAATTCTTCAGCCTTCTTTCGCCATTTAGGATCCTCATCGGTCAGTAATAAGGCAGCATATTTTTGATAGAATTCTCGCTCGTCTCTATAATAAGGATCAAAAGTAGAGTATTGTAACGTAGGAGGTTGAACCACCTCTCCCACCTGATGATATGTACCTACAACTTGAAGCAGGAAATTATATCTCATAAATTCTTTTCCTTAATAATATTGATCTTAAATTATAGCACATCTCCTCATACTGAGCAACTATTGATTTTCAATTCAATTATGTAGTTTCTACATCCAAAAACCATCACTGATTGGATCCAATGGCTGATTTCTTCTCTCAATTTTTAAATAACTTAGATATCGTAGAGTTTGTGGAGAATAGCCTCATCCTCGAAGGATCGCCATTCCTATACTCTAACAACGGTCGAGACTTTGCTAAGCAGATTATGCGCTATGGAGCGCACATAATGCCGTATAATAAGAGCTCTAAGCCTATGATTGTAGTTAAGGGAAGGCAGGTCGGACTTTCAACGCTATCAGCCGCTATGAGCCTATATTTCATGCATGCTGAATCGCACAAGTCGTTTTTACATTGTTTTCCAGAAATTGGTCAGGCTAGACGTTTTAGTACTAAAAGATTGATAGAACTCATTGAGGATTCACAAAAACATGGCAAGCTACCAAGCAATTTCTTAAATACTTCATCTACTGCAACTCAAAGTCAAGTACAAAAGGATTTTCACAAGAATAATACTCTTTACGTCGAAGGTACTTCCCTTGACGGTCGTCGTCTAAGAGGTGTTTCCATCTCTGGACTATGTATGATGGATGAGTTTGCCTCATTAACTGAAGCTGCCTACAGAAACGTCTTAGAATGTTCCGCTAACTCGCACTTTGGCTACATAAATAAAGGGAAGCAACTTCCTCATCTAGTCTTCGGAACACCTGAGGCCGAAGGAACCCTATTTGAAAACCTATGGAAAAAATCTAATCAACAAGAGTTCTTTTTCAAGTGTCCTCACTGTGGTCATGAAGTCAATCTTTTCTATGATGTTCGCAATCGCGACTCCGTTGATACAAATCTTTTTGAAGGTACTTTAGTAACTTGTCGAACAAAAGATAATAAGGGTTGTGGTAAGCCTTTTGATAAAATTAAGGAAATGTCCAAAGGTTCTTGGAAGGCTACAATTTATACTGATTGTGAATATGTAGGTTTTTATGTCCCTCAGTTTTTAAACGGATCAATTACTAAAGAATCGATCGATCAAAAGTTTAAAGAATATCACACCAAGCAGTTCTATAACGAGGTGCTTGGAAAATTCTATTCATTTGAAGATGAAGTTCTAACTAAGAATGAGATTATTAGGCTCACTACAACCAATCCCAAAACTACTGACTGGGATTTTCCTCCTCATATTATTGATAAGCAAACCTTTATGGGAATTGACTGGGGAGCTCGAGTTTCGGGTGTTGAAGATACAGGATCAGGTTCCTATACAGTTGTTACTGTTATGAGTGTTCTTCCTACAGGACATTTAAAACTCGAGCACTGTAGTAGGTTATCTACTAACGATACAGATGAAAAAGTTAAGCAAGTTACTGCTTTGATGAAAAAATTTAATGTTTTGAAATGTGTTGCAGACAAAGGCTTTGGTTACGATATAGGTCAACGTCTTCAGAAGTTAGTAGGACCAGATAGATTCTCAATGTGCGAATGGGGTGGACATACCAAAAAGGCGGTTTCTTATGATAAGGAAATTAATACTATAAGAGCCGATAAACATGTAGCTCATGAATTATTTTTTGACAATTTGAAACAAGGTAAATTTTGTTTTCCTTATTCATTAAGAGCTGAGCAGGAAATAGAGTGGCTGTTAGATCATATGACCAACATAGAAGTAATTAATGTAGAGAAAAATGGAATGATCAAAAAAGAGTTCCGAAAAAAAATGGGAAAAGAAACTGACGGGCTAGCTAGTTTAATATATACTTACACGGCATTTCAATTTTTTAAAACAAGTGGATTTGCATCAGATATAGTTACAAAAGGAATGGGCGGAAATCGAACAGGACTACAACCTTACTTAGTTAGGCCAAGTAGTAGTCGAATCGGAAGCCACAATGTAACTAAAAATTATTCAAGACACGACAGGAGACGTAGATGAAGATTGTTGTAAAGTTCATAGAACTATCTGGAAGACATTTCTATTTAGAAATATCTTCTTCAAAGCTAGAAGCCTTTAATCAAATTCGCAATAAGAATAAATTTCTTAAAATAGGAGAAGATAGATATTCTTATGTAGGTCTTGAAAATGATAAAATTCCTACTTTTAGACAAGTAGATCTCTTCGATTTAAAGATAGCCCAATTTGGATTTAAGGTACTTAAAGCTGATTTCAAGTTAGGACAGGCACTTTTACACAGTGCTCCAAATGTAGATATTGATAAGATTATTAAGTTTATTGATATTTCAAGAGATCCTCGCATTAATCAAATACGAGAACTTGCGAAGTTGGGTGAGCGACAAAAAGCATATGCAAGAGTATTATTCTGGTCAGCAAAACGAGACATTTTTAGAGAAGAAATGGAGAAGGCAAGTGTATTAAAAACCTCTCCAGAGCTAGGAGAACATCAATCGCTTACTTCGCAGGTTCTTGAAGAATTACGAAAACGAATTAATGAGGCTACGAAGGCTTATAAAGATTTTCCTGAAACTAAAGAAGAAGAATTTGAAAGAAAACGCAAATATTAATGCTATACCCCTTTATAAAAATTGCATATCGCCGCTGGACACAAGAGGAAGTAGATCTTCTTAAGGAAGAAATTCTACAAGGAAGATCTCTTGGCGAGAGTTTTAAGGACATTTATCAAACAGTTGCTCGTAAATTAAAGCGTTCACCAACAGAAGTTGAGCGTAAATTAATCAGGCTATATCGTACTGATGAGCAACTTAGAGCTTTGAAACAAGAAGACTGGTCTAGAGCTAAGATTCTTGATCAAATAAAAGGATTATATCTCAACAATCAACCAATTAATAAAAATCACCTTCCTGATAAGTTAAAGTATATTTTGCTTAAGGTTGTCCCTCCTGCTGCTCCTCAACATAGAAGTTGGTTTGAGAGTGTTGATCATGCTTTAGCAGAAGCTGTTTTTTCATGCAAGTATCCTCGTTTAGAGGATGGTAGTTTAGATCGTGAAAGTCCGTTGAATTCTTTAGAAGAAGCTCTAAAATACATTCGTCTAGGACACAAGAAGAGACACACTTGGTCTTTAGAGGAGATCAAACAAATCTTAACAGAACTAAATGATGCAGACTATCCAATCACTTTACCATTTTTAGCCAATCATTACAATCTTTACAAAGATCTAATTAATATTAATCGCAAACTGGAGAGTTTAAGAGATGTTATCAAGAAGTTTATTGATGATGGTCAAATTCAATCTTATGCCGATTTGGTTTGTGGAATCGCTCCTGATTATGTTGATTATTACTCTCCAGATCGTTCTAGATTAAGACTTTCTACAGAAGAAATAAGAGTTAAAAAGTTTTTAGATAGATTTCAAATTCCTTATGTTATTCCGCGTCTTTCTGATAAAATACAAACAGGACTTCCTAATTTTAATAATTTCGTTCCAGACTTTATACTTATAGATGATAAAGGGGTTCCTTTAGCTATTGTTGAGGTCTTTGGGAGTATAGGTGATAGAGAGAATGCTGGAGTTAATGATATTTACAATAATAAAACCAAAGCAAAAGTTGAATTCTATAATAATATTCCAAATTTAAAATTTATAGAAATCTACAACAATAGTAATAAATGTGACCTTGACGACGGTAGTCTCTTTGATCGATTTGGATCATATATTAAAATGCAAAAACAAGCAAAAATATTATTACCTTTCACTAAAAAAGCTCAAGAAAAAGAACAACCTTTTGTTACCATCTACACTAAAGAACATGGTAGACAAGAGCTTACTGGTGAGGAGTGGGATAAGTTTGAGCTATCTTCCATAACTTTTCATAGAGAAGACGGACCTGCTGTAGAGCTGCCTGATGGAACCAAATATTGGTATATAAATGGTAAGCTTCATAGTATAGAATATGCTGATGGAGAAAAACAATGGTTCAAAAATGGTAAACGTCATAGAGAAGATGGGCCTGCTATAGAGTATAATGATGGAACTAAAGAATGGTATATGAATGGTGAACTTCATAGAGAAGATGGATATGCTGTAGAGGATGCTAATGGAACCAAATATTGGTATATAAATGGTAAACAGCATAGAGAAGATGGAGCTGCTGTAGAGCATACTAATGGAACTAAACATTGGTATCTAAATGGTCAACGTCATAGAATAGATGGACCTGCTGTAGATCGTGTTGATGGAACTAAAGAATGGTTTGTAAATGGTAAACGTCATAGAATAGATGGACCTGCTGTAGAGCTGCCTGATGGAACTAAGGAATGGTGGATGAATGGTATGCTCCTCCAGGATCCTGAAAAATCAGGTAAGCCTCTATTAGAACAGTTTTCAGAACAGTATTCAAAAAAACAGACATATAATTCTCTCGTTGGTTCGCAAGATATCTCTCCTTTCAAATATACTGGCCCAGCCAAACTGTGGCTACAAATGGCAGAAAATGCACCTACCTTAGAAGACCAAAATATAAATGGTGAAGTATGTGTTACACCCTTCGGTACAGGTCAAAAAGTCTTTAGAGAATCTGACGGTCATTTAGGCTACATTTGGAAGGGTAAGCCTTCATATTATTTTCCTTTTGATGTATATAGTGTTGTAAATAAAAATGGCAAAAGATCGATAGATTTTGACGATATACAATTTAACACTAATCAAGAAGAAGCTTGGTTAACTCCTGCTAAATCGCAATTGGTAGGATTATTATATGTAACCAATCAACCCAACTTAAAAAGCTTTGTAGAAAAAGATAAAGAAGGAGTAGAATTTCTACTTTCTCAACCTAGTAAAAAAAGCTATCTTCGATTTCCTTCTGGTAAGGTACAAGAAGTTACAGGTAAGGATCTTCAATCACAAGAAGATGTAGAGCATGAACACTTAGAAAATAAAGTAGCTTCTCTAGAAGATTTAGTCACAACCTCCTTCTTTGCATCTCAATCCAATCTTCAGAAATATGGATGTTCTATTTTATATAATACAAATGCATCCAGCAAGCCCTATAGCTTTTTAGTTCTTGGAGAACAAGATCTTAGATTCGACTCTCTCTTAGAATTACCTAAGTTAACTCCAAAAAATAAAGCAATGAAGTCCATAATAGATAGAATCATGGAAAAGCAAAAATATCGCTTCACTTCTCCTCTCAATTCTGTAGAACAACAAAAAGACTATCAGCCTCGAAATGAGCCAATCGATAACGAATCTGAACGAGGTCTTCCTATTTCATACCAAGAACCTCGCTTTCGATAGCAATCTTCCGTATCTATTGATAAAATACCTTCTAGCAAGGGTTGAAAGTTGTGGTATTTTTTGAGGGGGGCGAGGTGTAAGATGAATAACACAGAAATGCTCGAATTCATTAAGCAAATTTTAGAGAAAACTGAAGAGACAAGAGAATGTGTACAGCAATTGGACAAAAAGGTTGATTTGCATATTCAAAAAACTGAACTTGAGTTAGCTCAAATTGCTAAATTAGATCTACAACAAAATGCACTTTTAGATGATCATGCAAAGCGTAGTGACAGGCTCGAAAGAGATAATCAACTGAGAGAGGCAACTCTACGAAAAGAGTTCAACACTCGATTTGAAGCCATTGAAAAACCTCGCGAATGGTTAAAAACAACAAGCAAGGTTTTCTTTTGGATAGGCTCAGCAGCAGGAGCTCTTTATGGTGCTTACGAATTTATAAAAGCTTTTTTCTTATAGGAAGATTATGACAGAATATTTCGAAGATGCTTGGTTAGCCCTCGAGACCCAACTATCCGAATTTGATAGTTTTTTGTCAGGTCCTAAGAATGAATTCTCTTCATCCCCGCTCTCCAATAGTTCCAATAACGACACCACTAATCCTGCAAATAGTACTCAATTGCAACCATCCACCTATGAGAGACTTCTAGAAATAGAAAACATGCCTCCTCCATCAGATGATAGGCTTCATTCTTCAGATCGCAAAGAGCGCATACAAGCAGTACGAGAACTATACAACAAAACTACTACCATTATAAATAGCCACTCTATATCACCTCTTAGAATACGCAAAGTAGCGTTTCAACTTAAGCTACTAGGCTTAGATGACGAAGCTATTCAATTGCAAAAGATAGCTAAAGCTCAAAATCTAAAACTCATAGCTCGCAGGCTAGCTCATAAAGGCTTAGTAAAGCAAGCTAATAGTCTTGAAGAAGTTGTAAATAAACACTTCTCTTATAGTCATGAAACTGATGATATCTATAAGACATTAACTTTTGATCAACAAAACGATGATAAAGAGTTTAAGGTCAACCTTGTTGACAAAAATACAAATGACTCTATAGCAGAAGAGTTCGATTCTTTAGAAGATGCTATTGAATTTTTTAAGAGTAAGTAGTGTGATGAGTAAATATGACTGATAATAAGCAAAAACCGTCTCGTAGACGTACAGCTCGAAATTCATCTAATCCAGATGCAACTATGATCAAAACAAATCAGGCTGCTCCAGTTGGCTTGAGTCCTAGGTTAGGAGCTGCTTCTGCTTCTGTCATTAGAACTCAACCTAAAGTATATTCTCCAATATATAATGATTCTAACCTAAATTTACCTCGTGATATACGTACCCAAAATGCGTGGAATCGCAATTACTTCGCCACTAATCCTCTTTGTAGATCTGCAATTACTCTTCACGCTTCCTATACTACAAGCAAATTTAAATTAATATGTAAAGATAGAAAAATTAAGCAATTTTTTGAAGATATGCTTGATAAAATGAATTTTTCCAATACTCTTTTAGAGATGGGAATAGAGTTTTGGAAATTAGGAGAGGTTTTTCCTTATGCTGAACTAGACGAAGATCATGGCACTTGGCAGTATGTTGTTGTTCATAATCCTGATTTTATTCATGTTCCACCTCCTAATCCCCTACAGAAAGATCCTATCATAACTTTAGTTCCTGATGAAGCCCTGAAAAGACTAGTTACTTCTACTAATCCTTTGGATGTCATGTTACGCGAACATATTCCACCAGAGGTTCTCCTTCATATTCAAAAAGGAGAGCCTATTCCACTTGATAATTTTAATGTTTCTCACTTAAAGATGCTCTCGTCTCCATATGATACTCGTGGAACGTCAATCATAACTTCGTGCTACCGCGATCTAATGCTGTATGACAAGATTAGAGAAGCTAAGATTGTTCAAGCAGATAATTTCATCAATCCAATTACACTAGTTAAAGTTGGTAATGAAAATTACAAACCTACTGATGACGACATAAGACAGTGGCAAGAACAAGTAGTCGACTCAATGGGAGATCAAGCTTATACAATTGTTACACATGGCCTAGTTGAAATATCAAAGATCACTAACTCAGGTCAAACTCTTGATATGAATACTGACCTCGAAGAGGCCAAGAAGAACATAATGATTGGACTTATGGTCCCTTCAGCACTCTTCGATCAAGACTACGGATCGTTCTCCAACGGCTCCATAGGATTACAAGTTCTCAAAGATAGATATAAAAACTTCCAACTCCAACTCAAAAAATGGATCGAAAGAAAAATCTTAGAACCTATTGCTAAAATACAGGATTTTTATGTTGTAGAAGGTGGAGAGAGAAAACTACTGGTTCCTACAGTTGAGTTTGAACGAATTTCTCTCAAAGAAGCAGATAACTACATCAACAATTTAGCTAACCATATTGGAGATCCGTCTTCTCCCGGTTCAGGTAAGGTATCATTACAAACATTCTTAGAATTATTAGATACAGATTATGAAACTGAAAAAGCTCGCCTAAGAATGGAGGCTCGTGATCAAATCGTTCTTCAAAAAGAAATCAAGGCAATGCAGAAGATGGATATTGAAGCACTCAAAACTCTTGCTGAAAATTCCCCAATTCAGGATCCAGGTGAAATTGATTCTTTAGAAAAATCTCTAGATATAGAATCCGAAGCAGATGAAATGGATGACAGTGGTGGTGCTGGCGGAGGAGATTTAAGTGGAGGTCTTGATTTGGGTGGTAGTGCAGGTGGAGGTGGTGGAGGAGACTTCGATTTAAGTGGTGGAGATTTAGGTGGAGAAGCTGATTTGGGTGGTGGACCTTCTCCAGAAGGTGGAGCACCTGAAGGTGAAGTTGGTGGCGGTGAACCTACTCCAACAGCCGAGCCACCTCCTACATAAGGTATTGATAATTTGACTCATTATATGAATTACATTGATCGAATTAAACATCTTGCTGATCTTTTAGATAGAAATGGCTTTATCAAGCAAGCTGATCTTTTAGATCGTAAATTGCAAGTAATAGCGCAGGCTGCACAATCTGATATGACGCCAAATCCTTTGGCTTCAGAAGCACCTCTCTCATTACCTTCAAATAACGAAGATTTAGAAGTTCTATCAAGAACAACATTTCTAATGCTTGAAGAATTGCGTGATTTTTTTGCACATAACTTATCGAAGTTTAAGTATTTTGGTGAAAATAACATCAAGATATTACAATCTGCCTTTGATCAATTAACTACGATGTACAAAACTTTACTACGAAATGTAAGTCAAGAATATGATAAGCAGCAATTGGCCTCATACGAGCAACATTTGCGCAAGCTTCAAAAAGAAGTTGATAGATCGATTACTATGAAACTTACTCCTATAAAGGTTAAGGTAGATAAATTTTTACTTTATAATGAATATGAGCATCTTCTCAAAAAAATAGAAAGACATTACGATGCAGGACTTCGTGAGCTTCAACCCGTATTAAAAAAAGCACGCTCAGTACGTGAGGCTTTTGCTAACATCATTCAACAAACTTCCGAAGAAATAGCGCACGCTGATCTAATAGAAAATACATAAGGATTTTACATGCTTAAGAAAACTATTATCGCTGAACTTCAGATAGAAGCTATCTCAGATAAAACTACACTAACCATCGCTGCTATTGATGAAAATACAGACAAGGATAAGAAGAAAAAATCAAAGGACCCATCAGATGACAAAAAAAAATTCACGAAGTAGAAGTCTACTTCGCTTAACACGGGTGGCTAATCAGTTCAAAGCATCAGGACGTATAGGCAAAAAAGCTGCCATCCATTCATGCATTAAATGTGGATATGGTTTTGCAGGTCGTAAGCCAGATGGATTCGGATCAATGATTGACCTAACTTCTTCAGATCCAGATTATATTCCAACAAAACCTTGTCCAAGTTGTAAATTTGTTCTAAATCCTTCTTCAAGTCAAGAAGAAGAAGTAAATAAAGTAAAAGCTAAAGAAGGCTTTGGTGAAAAGTATTATGTGATATATCAACCAATGGATGGTGACGTAGAAACTATAGGAGGTCCCATTTATGGTAAATCTGAAGCTGAAGATCATAGAGAGTTATTGATAAATAAAATCAAAAATTCTATCTATTTCAAAGATGTTGACCTGGGAGAATTAGGAAAATTGCCAGAAGTCTTGGACGAAGAAGAAGTAGTGGTAGTATCTGAATCCAGTGATTCACAACTTGCAAAAGAGATCGAGGACGGTCTTTTTGATGGACTTGTAATGAGACCATCACAACAAATTAAAAAAGTAGAAGAATGGGATAAATCTTGGAGAGCTGTAAAACTAAGAGAGCTTAAAGAACGACCACCAACTAAAGATGAGAACGTAGCAAAATCTTTAAAGAAAATTAAGTTCGCTCAATTTTCAAGTAATGCAAAATTAGCAGAATATTGTTCAGATTTATTCTTTATTCTTTACGGAAAATATACAGATGAAGGATATACTCATACAGATGCTGTAGATAAGGCAACAGCTGAAGTAGATGAATATTATTCCCAACATTGTAATAAAGAACCTAAAGACTTTAATATTGCAAGTCGTAATTATAGTACTATAAGGAGATTTTCGATGAGAGAGAAGTTACTAGTTAAAAAAGCTCAGAGTGTTTTGGGAAGCTCTGATGTTCAGATGTGGTTAGATAATCTTAAAGAACTCTTAGTTCAAACAGGGACGGCTACTAGACGTCCAGGTCTAGGCTATAGAGAAAGATACAGTGGTGGAAAAGATATAGAACTTTCAAGTCCAAGCTATCGAGTAATTCCTGTATATGATTACGATCCCAGCAGATTAAAAGATCCAAAGTATAAGGCTGAAGTTGATGAAGCTTGGGAAGTTGCTAAAGAAGAAGTGATAAAAGCTCTTCAAAATTCTAAGGATGCTCCTAAGAATTGGAGGCGTTATTATAATGATATGGATGCTCCTAATCCTGGAGAATGGCTCTATAATGTAGATAGTTTCATAGAAAGTAGTTATGAAAAAACCTCAGAAGGACAATCTTATGCTAGACTTCAAGATGCACGCGCTAGAGCACGAATCTGGATAATTCAAAAAGGAATTAGAAACAACGAACATCGCGAAGCCATGCTCGCATTAGTTAATCAATTACAAACAGATGGCTTAAAGACGTGGCTAAAATATTGCAGAAGCTATAAAACAAATGCAAGCGGAACAAAAGTAAGCCGTGACATCAAAGACTTAATAGATTATGGTAATCAGCTGCTTCAGCAGCAAAGAACAGTAGCTGCACAAGCTAAAGATTTTAGAAAAATAGCAAAAACTTTGGTAGCAACAGCTAATAAATTTGATGTAACTAATCCTTCTTTAGCTAAAGAAGCAGATAAACTTCTTGCTGATCTATATAAATTAGCACAAAATCTTGATCCTAATGCTACAAAAAATTTTATGAAGGGATATGGCGGAATCAAAATGATGGGTTGCTCCGACAAGTGTTCGGGTAGTTATCATGATCATCCTACCGATTCTGATGTAATGTATGTAGATGATTTAGATATGCATAACGACCATGATCCAGAAATTGTCGAAATTGAAGAACCAACTCCTGAATACGACCTTATAGGATTAGACGATGTTAAATCTGAACTTGAAAACATGAAGTGGCGAATTGCAGATAAAAAACGTCGAGAAGCTCTCGAAACTGCAATTGAGCATATCGAAAAAGCTCAACAATATCATGATGCATGCAAGTCTCGTAAAGATAAAGTTCACAGTATCTTCGACAATGCTGGCTTAGCTTTGCGCTTAAAGGACTTTACCTAAAAGGAAAATTTATGCTTATTAAGATTGCAAATTCAGAGTTTATACTAGATGCTTCACATCAACTTTCTGCTGAGAAAGCTTTAGCGTCTCCAGAAATTACAGGTCGTTTTAAGAAATTAGCATCCGAAATAAAGAAAGTGGCTCCTCGTTCTGGAGATTTTCTCTACTTCATTGCGCGTGGTATCCATGCGATGGAGCATGCAGCGATAGATCCTGTAACTCGTCAATACAACGCGAAACTTGGTCATATAGCTTACAATGATGGCAAAGGTAGTTGTAAAGCTTGTGGAACTCATCTTTTAAAGACAAGTTCTGGCGATCCTATTGAAGGTTTGTGGTGCTCGGCCTCTCAAGTTGAGCCTTGGATAAATCAAAATGGTGATGCTTTTCCTGAAGACGAGCTTTTAGCAGAAGTTCCTGATCCCCAAGATTCTACTCGCAAAATTAGAGCTTACCAAACCTTTATAGGTAAAGGTCTCTTCACAGATCACAAAAGTTCCGAAGTTGAAAACATCAGAGGAATTATTCTTGATGCTGCATACGACAGCTCAACAAAAGGAGTTGATCTTCTAATAGCTCTAGATAAAGTAAACTATCCTGAATTAGCACGCCAAGTTTCTGCTGGATATTCAGCACAGGTTAGTATGGGATGCCAAGTTAATCTAAGTCACTGCAGCATCTGTGGAAATAAAGCTGTTACAGAGCATGATTATTGTAATCATGTGAAACAAGGAAAGGCAATTGCTAGGGCAGGTCAACCTCGTTGTTATGAAATTAACAAAGGCTTGAATTTCATCGAGCTTTCTGTTGTAGGTACTGCAGCTGATCCAAGAGCTAGAATTAGAACTATCGTCGCTCACGCTCAAAATATTAGAAAAAATTTAGAGGCAAATCTTCAAACAACTGATGCTCAGAACGAAAATCAATTGATTTTAGAATCTCTTAATAGACTAGAACAACAAATCGGAGATATTCAATCTCAAGTTGATTCGTCAACATCAGAACAATCACCGATTATAGCTTCTTCAGCGCAAGAAATAATTAACAAAATTGCTAATTTAGAACAGCAAATCAAAGACATTGGAGGCAGATTCATGGCTCAGAAAACTCAGAACAAAAAAGCGTACATGCAGGGTACGGTTGAACCAGAAGTTGGTAAGACTTTTGACATGTCTGACAAAGATTACCATCAGTACTGGGAAGGTGATAAACATCTTCATGGTCAAGGGATGGACGAAGGTCCAGAAGGCCTCCACTCTGGATATGGTATGGGATCAGATGAAGAAGTCAAAAAGACTTATCTTCGTGCTTCTATGCAAGAACGTAAAAAGGCTCGTAAGGCGCTTCTCGAAAAAGCTGCTTATATGCAAGGAACTACAGAACCAGAAGTTGGTAAAACTTTTGATATGTCTGATAAAGATTATCATCAATACTGGGAAGAAGATAAGCATCTTCACGGCCAAGGCATGGAATCTGGTAGCGATGGATTACATCCAGGCTATGGATTGGGTTCCGATGAAAATGTTAAAAAAGAATTACTTAGAGCAAAGCTTCGCGCTAAATTGCAAAAATTTGCCAAGTCATCTAAAAATACCTGGACAGTCTTTGCTGGTGAACAACCAGTATTGAGCCTTTCAGCTGAACAAGCTTATGGTTCTGCTTTAACTTCTCCTGCAGAAGAAGTTGATAGTGGTCTAACTAATCAACAATGGTTCGACTCTAAAGACTATGGTATCAATTTAGTTAGAGCTGTCAAGCAACTTGGAATTGAAAAAGTTGCTTCTGAAATTGCTTCTGCTAAACGAGTAAATGCACAGGCAGCTCCAGCAGCTCCTGCACCTGCTGCTCCTGCTATGGATGCTTCTGCTCCTGCTCCTGCTGCTCCAGAAATGCCTGCAGCCGAAGGACAACCTGAAATGTCAGCCGCTGAAGGTATCAAAGCCGCTGCTGAACGTATCGAATCTGCAAAAGATGAGATTTTATCGCTTGTTGATACATTAGATGGAGCTCCTGCCGCTGAAGGCGAGGCTCTTGCTGGTGATCTCGGTGCTGCTAGTGAAGAACTTGGAGATCTAGGTACAGAAATGGATGCAGCTTCTCAACTTCCTCCTGCTGCTGCAAGTGCATTCAAGAAACTTACACGTCAAGCTTTGAATCACGCAAGTTTACTTCTTAAAAAAGCTGAAGCTTTCGCAATTAAAATTGCTAAAGAAGATGAAGAAGATGAGAAAGACGATGACAAGGAAGATAAAGAAGAAGACACAGTTGAAATTGAAGTAAAAGATGCTGATAAGGAAGATGTTAAAGTAAAAGAAGCAAAACTCTCTACTCGTGAATTACAAGCACGTAAAACTGCTCGCATGAAACTTGCTCAGCAAATTTATAACCTCACTGAAGGCGATATGACTGCTGAAGCACATCCTGACGGTGGTAATGAAACTACATTTCCTAACCAACCAAAAGGCAAAATCGAAACTGGTACAGAAGCTCAAAAAGCTGACATTGAAGTAGCTAATTCAATTCCACGTGGAGAACTTGTTGCTCGTAAGAATCGCAGAAATCAACTTCTCAAGGCTGCTAATCTAGTTCTTGCTGCTGAAACTACTCAACAAGCGATGCAAGTTGATCAAGCCAAAGCTAAAGCCGATGAGATGGCAGAACAATTAGCAAACAATTTAAAAAATCAAAGTGGTAATAAGATGATGGGGAAAAAAGAGAAAAAAGCAGCTGTTGATAATGAAACCAAGCAATACTACAAAGAAGAGGCTTCTCAATCTGCAACTGGTCAAAAACCAGATCCAGAAGTTGGTAAATTTTACAGCGAACTCACCCAAGACTTTACCAACAAGAAGGCAACTGTAGCTGTTCATGATTACGGTCTCAAAATGAAGAGAGCCTTCCAAGTTGCTCTACGAAGAGCAAATCTCGGTCAAATCGAAAGCTCACACGAAGCAGTTGAAGCAGATGTTGATCGCTTAATGAAATTGGACGACGAGAGTTTCCAAGCTTTCTCACAACTGGTGGAGAATACCAAAAAAGCTGCTGTATCAACTAAACCTGCTGCAAAGCAAGTTCGCACTGCTGGAGCTCTTAACGTTGGCGTTGATCCTAAGCCCGAATCTATGGTAGATATTCTTAGTAAGCTTCCTTGGAAATCCTAATAGGTAGACATGAAATTACTGCCCCCAGGACTCGCCCCTTAAAAGGCCCCTGGGGGTTACTTTTATTAGCGACAAAATTCTGTTTTTTAGAATAATTACTATTGATTTTTTACTATTCCAAGCAACAACTGGAGAAAAATGATGAGCAATAATAAAATCTTAAAAGCCCAGCAATCTTTACGATTTGCTCAATCTCTTCTTGGTGAAATTACTCGAACTCCAGAAGCTGTTAAGCTTCTTCAAGAAGCATTAAAGGCTGAATTCCAACAATGGGATCTTTATTATGCATATAAAGATCAATTGAGGGGCCTGTCTAGAGAACCTATTGCTGAGCATTTTCAAGAACATGCTCAAGATGAAGCTGATCACATTGAAATTCTTCAAAGATATCTAGTTAGTATGGGTGAGCATCCAACAAAACAACGTGAACCTATTCCTGAAGTTGCTGCCGACATTATGAAAATTATAGCTTTGCAATATAAGTTTGAAATCAAAGCTGTTAAAACTTATCAAAGTCTATTAATTCAATTAGAAGATAATGATCCTCTGAGAATAGAAATAGAGAATATTCTTGCTAAAGAAATGGAACATGCTCAAGATTTAGAATTGCTTTTCAAACAAACTAGAAAGTAAGAGATGGATTCTCCAGATAAAAAAGATAAGTCAACAAGTAGTATTCCAAATGAGGCTCATAGTAAGGCAACTAAATGGGTTGAAGAAGCCATAAACGACTCTTCTGTTCTTAATGTTATTGAAGATAAATTACAACCTCTAGTAGTTAGTGCTACCGATGAATTCTTAGAAGAAAACAAAGAAAAGGCTGCTATCTACGCTTCCAATCCTGAAGTTCTCATCAAAGATCTCAAGGAATTTTATGGTTTTAAGAACTACTTCAAATACGTCGAATACGCAATAGATGCAGCTCTAGCAGTATCTGGAATACTATCAATAATTTCTGTATTTTTCACTGCTGGTGCAGCTGCTCCAGCTGCTGCAGTTGGCCTAGCAAGTCGCAAGGCAATATCATATGCTACTAAGAAGTTTATGAAAAAACAAGGATTAAATCTTCTTGCGAGAGTTTCGAGCAAAATCGTTCTGAAGAAAATTACTAAAGAAGGTCTAAAGCAGGTAGGTGTAAATCTAAGTAAATATTTTTTACGATCAGCTATGTATAACGTACTCTACATAGTGAGCATCAATGCCATATTCAAAACAATAGAGGATGTTGGCATAGAAGCAACCAAAAATATCCTGCGAGATAAGGGAAATCAATTAGGGATCCCACAATCTCTAATAACCCAATTGTTACATGCAGAAAATGATAATGCTTTTAGAAGAATTTTAAAAAATGTTCATGCCGGAATTTCCAAAGACTTGCAAGAGCTTTTTACAACTGAAGCCGGATTCCGCAAATTAGCTTTAGGTGCTGCTTTTAGTAAATTATGGAAGACAAAAGAGATTGCTCAAGCTATAGAGCGAGGCGATCTAGAAAATAAGCTTAAGCAATTAAGCAAAGATCCAAAGTATAGAAAGCCTTTTGATCCAAACTCTCCTTCTTCGGCATCACAACAAGCAGTCAAGCAACAATTAGAGCGATCAATCAAGAAATCTAAAATTCCTGTTCGTTTGCAACCTGTCTATCAGGAACACCTTAGTAAACTAACTACTCAAATACCACCACAAAGAGTTGGAGAAGTAATTGAGCCTAAGATTGAGCTGGCTAATTTAACTACTGATCAAGTTGTAGACGAGCTTTATGAGGTTGCAACTCTTGAATTTATTCAAAAGAATAGAAGTAGATTGGCTCTTCAACAAGTTACTAAACTTCTTGGTGAAGCTCTAGATACTAGAAACATTTCATTAGAATCTTTAAAAAGATCTACAAAACAGAACGACTTAATTGATATAGTCAATACCCTCTTAATATATAAGACAATTTATATTAAACAACTATTAAAGAAGTTGTCGCTTGGAGGTCAAGATAGTAAGATGCTCGAAGCCCTTAAAAATGATATGATGAAGCATGCTGGTACTGATACATATAAGGCAAATTTATCTAAGCAATATTTTGGAGTAGGTCGTGGCATATAATAAGCCTCTCAAATCAAAAAAGAAAAATGACACTGAAAAGTATCATAAAGCAGCAAAAGATATTATAGAGCCATTAACAAGAAATATACGACAAAAAAGAAAAGACCAAACTAACGAAGAAATTAAATCCTTTCAAGATGCTTTGGATAAAGATCCAACACTCCTAACTAGAGCAAAAGCAGCGGTACAAAAATGGTAAACATTAAGCAGCTTCAACAAAAAATAGCATTAGCTCAACAATTTATTGCCGTAGCACAACAAACAAGGATTAAACTTTTTCTTGATGATGATACTGAAGCACCAGTAAGACAAGAATTATTCAAAGGTTACGATGTTTGGGTTACAACCCCTGAAGAAGCTATTGAATATTTAAGTAGAGGTAATGTTAGTCACGTTAGTTTAGATCACGATCTTGGACTTGAACCTGAGAGCCGCAATGGCTATATGGTTGCAAAATGGATCGAAGAAGCAGCATACAATAGTGAAATTCCTCCTCTAAAGTGGAGAGTTCATAGTTTTAATCCTAAAGGAAAAAGCAATATGATTACTGCCTTACAGAATGCAGATAAATTTTGGAGCAGAGGTGAAGAATGACAAATACCTATAAAAATATTCAACAACTTAATCAAATAGCAAGCTATCTTCAGCAAATTGCTGATCCTTATCATCAATCAGAAACTTGGATAGATGATAAGTTGGTAGATATGGTCAATGCATTAAGAGATATTAGATCTTTTCTCGAATACGAAACAACTCGCGGCAATTATAATAATCCTACTATAGATATTACTAATACTACAAGGAGTGCTAATAATGAATAAATTTATTTTTGCAGACTTTAAAGATTTTCAAAATAATCTTAAAAAATATCTTGAAAAGGCTAAAGAAGAACAAGCTAAACCTAAACAGTCTAGTGAACCTAAAGAGAAAAAGAAATACACTCCCACCCCCAAAGATTCAAGAAACTATAAGCGAGTTGAGGATCCCAACTCTCCTCGCGGATATCGTTTCGAATTGAAAACGAAAGATGATTACATAGAAGATAAACCTACTAGGAGAATTACTAGAGAAGATAAAAAAGGTGACGAATATACTGTCCTTATTCCTGGCAAAACTAAGGAAGAACAAATTAAGGAACGTAATGCAAAACAAAAGAAAAGAGAGAGTTTTGAAGTAGCTAAAGCAGGTAAAAAAGTTCTTATAGAAGGTAGAGATGACGATGAGATAGCTACTATTAGAGAAATGCTGCTCGCTATAGCCAATCAACCTAACGAGAAGAAAAGTCCCCATATACAACGTGAAATCAATTTCGCCAAGAGCGTCTTAGGCGAAGATGAGTCGGGAACCTACTGGCTAGATAAAGAATCTAGTATTTTAAGAAATATTGTTAAATTTGCATCAAGTGATCAAATGAAGTATGACATTATATTGAAGGCCCTTGCTGATATGGAAGAAAAGGGACTACAAGATACTCCTAAATACGAACAGGCAAAAAAAGCTTTAGAAAAATTAGAAAAAAGAATTGATGAACTTGCAACCTTAGAAACTGAAGAGGCCAAGCAAAAGTCTGAATCGACTCTTATAGAAGATCCTAAAATCTTTTCAATGAAGCCTAAAAAAGAAGTAGATTTATCTAAAGCTCCTAGAATGGTAAGAACTAAAGATCAACTTTCTCCAGAAGAGTTGGCACAAATCGAAATGAGAGAAAATCGTCTTACTGAAGAAGGTGAGCAACTACCTGATGATGAATTCAAACCAGTTACCTCCTATCTAGGTTGGAAACAAAAAACTATAGACGATCAAGTAGTATATGTGATTTCTACCAAGCAACTTGCAGCTATTTCACATCTCTATGAAAACGCTCAAATGAGAGCGCAAGGCTTAGATCCTCAAAAGGTGCGTTCTAAAGAGAATAAGCCATTGCCTTATGTTGATGACGAAACTCCTAAGAAAAAAGAAAAATCTCGTCTTGAGCAACAACTAGAGAAATTGAAAAATAAAAAGAAGGAAGAAGAAGGTCCCTTACTATCTCCTGAAGAAGAGGAATTCCTCAATTTAGATACAAGTATTTTTGATACTAAAAAAACTAGCAAGATCAAGTCCCTACTAACCCTTATTAAGCAAGCACAAAACTCTCTTAAAAATGTTAGATAAGTACAATAAACATCCTTTATTTCAACAATATCTTGAGGCCTATGATAGATATATCGAGGCTTCTAAGGAGATGTATGAAATTAGAGATGAGATTCTTCAAGATCAAACAAGAGAAGCAGCGCTTTTAAAGATTAGACAAGCACAGTCTGAAGTACTACGTTGTCTAGAGTAAATATGAATCAGATTAGAAAAGGAATGAAAACTTACAACCTCTCCATTGGAGGTTTTTATGGTTTCTGGCAAGTTCTCCAGAAAAATGGCAAAGTTCTATATGTGAATATAGATGGCTTAAGATATCATAACGATTTGGTTAGAGATCATGTTTATCATTATGATCTTGCAAAAGCCTTTAGAGATAATCAAGTACGTCTAATGCAATTTAGGGAGGATGAGTTATATCAAAAGGCTCATATTGTCAAATCCATGATATTAAATTATTTCGGTGACTGTGCTAGAGTTTCAGCTCGCTCTTGTTCTATCAAGTCAATTTCTAGTGATCAGAGCAAGGTATTTTTTCAGGAAAATCATCTAATGAATAATAGGTATGGGAAAAGTTATGGTCTTTTTTTAGGTGATAGCCTTCTTTGTGCTTTATCTATAATAAAGAAAGGGGATGGATTTGAGATTGCTCGGTTTGCTACTAAGGTTGGTTATCAAGTACAAGGTGCATTTTCTAAGCTATTAAAACACGTAGAGGAAACTCACCAACCCACCTTCATCGAGAGCTATTGTGACTTACGGTACTCAAGTGGTATAAGTTATGAAAAATGTGGATTTAGATTACAGCATATTACCTCTCCTGGCTTTGTATGGACTGATTTTAAGGCTACCTATCATAGATTAAAATGTAGGGCTAATATGGATGAAAGAAAACTAACTCAATCAGAGTATGCTGAAGAGCTCAAATGGCATAAAATCTTTGATGCAGGACAAGCCAAATATAGAAAGGATCTCCAATGATATTACGACCTTACCTAGCAGATAGTAATGTTTGGTCTGCCCCCGCTGATCCCTCCTCAACATTCCAAGCTGGAAACATAGCTGGTCTTATTGAAATAAACGGTGAACTGTTTGTCACAGTATCTGATGGTGACACGATCCCGCCCATAGGTGTTATTGACGACAACAGAACCACCTCCTTTACAGGCACTGTAGTTGATGAAGTTATCATTGTACCAGCAGCTTCACAAGTAGTAAATAATGTTCTTGTAAGTACAGTAGATGTCATGGGCCCTTTACAAGAAACCAATATTATTGAATCCTCTTTCTCCTCTACTTTTGATCTTATCTTGAATCCAAAAAAGGGAACCGTCGTTATTCCAGCTGGAACACCTTTGAACTACGATGATGGTAACGTGATGGGATTTGAAGTAGTAGTTTCGTATAGATACCAGATTGTAGATTATCCTGGAGACGACTCTACAAGTGGCTCAGGAAAGATTAGCATTCATTTCAACAGAGGCATCTTCGTGACTGACGTATTCGACGTACTCTCTACCTATACACCTGGCTGCGCACTTTATGTAAATAGTGAAGGAATGCTTACCTCACAAGAAACAAAGAGCCCAGTTGTAGCAATTGCTCTTCAACCAGCCAGTGCTCTTAATAATGAACTTATGTTCATGTGGTTATAGATGAGCAAACAATCTAAGAAGAGTCAAATCAAGATAGGTGATATTTTTAGTGCTATCACTATTGTAGAAGTAAAAACTTCAGAGTTTAGAAAAGTCTTAGGTAAGTGCTCTTGTGGAACTACTAGATTCTTCGATTACGTGTCGCTCCTCAACGGAAGGATTAAGTCTTGTGGTTGCAAGAAGGCTGAATTTGCTGCTTCAACAAATATGACTAAATATGGAACTACGAACTTTAATCAATCTACTCAAGGTAGAGAAGGCATCAAAGCTTTTTGGAATACCTATAAAGATACTGAAGCCTACAAGTTGAGAGAGCAAAAAAGAGAGAAAACTTTAAAAGAGAAATACGGCGACATTCGATCAACCTCCCAACTACCCGAAGTAAGACAAAAACAACTAGAAGTTTATTTCTAACTATTGATTTATAGATCTTTTAGGTAAGTCGCTTTGAAATTGTTGAAAAGGAGTTTGTATGCCAATTAGTTATTTTGGACCAGTTGTTCTAGAAGATTCTACAGGAGCTTTAGGCGGAAGACTTAAAGAATCTCCTATTATTGTAAAGTTGGAGTTATCAACTCCAAATCCTATTTATATCGACAATTCTGGGGCTGAACCTATTGATCCCAATCTTCTTCCTTTATATATGCAGATTTCAAACGGCTCAATAATGTTTTCTTCCTACGAAGGTAATGGTATCTACCTTCTCGATGTTGTGGGGATGACCGACTATCTAACGCAGATCGATTTCCAACCAAACAGCCAACTATTTGGTGACAATGCCCTAGTAGACTTCCTTCAAAATGCCCAAACAAATTTCACATACGATGACGAAGCTCCTACCTGCAACATGTCTTCAAGTATAGGAGCTGCATCATATGTTAAAACTGGAGATATATTTGATGTAACATTTACATTCAATGAAGATATCTACGACGGTAACTACTCTCCTATCCTACTACTTTCAGGAGCTTCTTTTGAAGCTTCCCTAGGAACACCTGGATGTACTATTCTTTCGACTACGAAACCCAATAATCAAACATTTGTAGTTCAAGTCCAAGTTAATCCTGGTACTGAGGGGAGTACAGTAGGTGTTTCCTTACCTTCATTTATTGCATACGATGAGGCTACTAATCCTTGTAATTTTCCTGGTCCCGGTGGTCTATTGAAAGTCGAATATACTCTTGATAATACAGCTCCCACTCCTACACAACCAGGAGGAGAGCTTGCAGCTACCTCAGTTACTACTACAAGCCTTACTTTAAGCTGGTCACAAGCAGGTGATGTCTCGTCCTTCATTGATTATCACGTTTACAGAAGTACTACTGAATTATTCGGAGTCGCAAACATCGAAAGTAGTGCTACTCTAATAGAGACTGTTCTAAATAACTACTCTTCAAATGTTACAGGATTATCTCCATCGACTACCTACTACTTCTACATCGTAGTAGAGGATGAGGCTGGGAATAAGGCTGCCTACGATACCTTAACTCAAGCTACAGCAGCTCCAGCTGACGTAACTTCTCCTATTCCTGGAAATAGCGGAACTCTTTCTGCTACTTCTATTACTCAGACTGGTCTAACCTTAAATTGGACTATAGCAACTGATAATACCTCCTCACAAGCTAATTTACAATATCTAGCCTACTATTCAACTAGTAATAATTTGAGTAGTGTAGCTAATGTTGAGGCAAATGGAACACCTGTAGGAAGCTATACTTCTAATATTAATACTAAAAATATTACTGGATTAACTACCGCAACCACTTACTATTTTAACGTTATTGTTAAGGACGAAGCAAACAATAAAGCTATTTACTCTACACTAACACAGGCTACAAGCGCACCTTCAGCACCTACAACTATAGATGGAAATAATAATACAGTAGATTCTAATACGACTTGGGGCGATGGATCTTCTTTAGATGTTACAGTTGATGCAGTTGTTGAGTCAGGAATCCTAAGTCTAGATGTACCAAGTATCTCAGCAATCTCTGGTGGAGGGAGTATTTTGGTTCATCCAGGAGCATCAATATCGATCGTTGGACCTACTGGAACTAGAACTATGACTGTACCTTCCGGTAAACAATACAAACTCAAGCCATAGATATATTAAGCTTTAGATAGATAGACTAGCCTAAATTCTTCTTGTCATCCTTCTATTGATTTTGTCGATTTATTACATATAACAAAGAGTAAGTTTTTAAAAAACTTATCGAGTTATGTCATAAGGAGAAATGGGGAGTTGAATCGTCAACAGATAAAAAAAAATAATGCAAGACCTTTGCCTAAAAGTAAGATCGAAACAATCAAATTAGCTCAAGTAGCCTTAATAAATATTAAGATAGCTGCTCGTATAGATAGATATATGGAAATGTTTAATGAATTTCCAAATCAAGAACACATTAAACAAGAAATAAAATGGGCTATATCAACCTTAGAAAAACAAGATAGAATAACTTGGTATTTAAAACAATATAGGCAATCTCTTAAAACCAATACTCCCATTTCCTTTAAGGAACAGTTAATTCACTTTCTAGGAATGATGGATATCCATCCAAAAATGAAGTCTTATGTTTTTGATATTAATAAAACACCTGATCAAATCTTTAAAGAATTAAAAGAACTAGAAAAACAAGTACAAGCAGCTAGAGTTAAACAAGACTGGGCAGGCAAAAAGATTTCTATACAAGA